CTATAGTTATGTCGTCTCTATATCGTATAAATATATCATGTGTTACAGGATTTTCAATCTGCATACCTGCAGCTCCCTCACTATATCTTTCGTTTCCTCTTTTTGGAGTTATTGATGCATAAACACTAGCTATTGTACTGTAGCTTTGAGTAAAGCCACCAGCACCATCACTCGTGTTAGTAGAGTTTTGTATGTCGATAAGATGTCTTAGGTCTCCAACTTTTGGTTTCTCTTTCATTATCCAAGTTTACTCCCAAACCTAATAACTCTATATGGTTGTAATAAAGTTCCCAATGTCATAGGAACAGGTAATTGCTTTTGTTGAATAAACAACTCTCTGTTTTCATACAAATGTGATGTGTATAAATTTATAGCTTGTTTTATAGTTTCAGGAACGTCTTTTGCAGCTGCACCATAACCAGCATCAAACCTTATTATAAAAGCATTAGCAACTCTTAAACTAGCTACATCAGGAAAAGTTTGACTCCTTCTTAAAACTAATCTTGGTGGCTCTGAATGATTATCAACATAATAATTACTTGATGCAAAAGTAGATTCTACATCAGAGTCATTATAATATTTAAAACTAGCAACAGAAACTAATGGAGATTTAGGAAAAACTATCTCATTAGCTGTATTGTCCATAAAAGCACCTGTGCTAAATCCTTCTATCAATCTGTCTCCTTGATAGTAAGGTATTGTGTCTAAAGCTAAATCATAAGTTTTAGTTATAAAGGATCTGCCAGTGTACTCTTCTAAAGTTTTAATTGATGACTTTAACATCATAGATAGTTCAGCATCTTGGTCAAAATTATCTGGGTCTATCCTTAATGTTTGTTTTAACTCTGTAACAGTTACAGGTAAAATATTGCTTTGTGTTATAATTTTTAAACCAGCCATTAGTTTAGTTTCCTTTTGTCTATAATCATATCTTGATTATCTTGCATTATTGCATCTTTAGCACCTAATAGTTCAGAAGCATAAATCCCTGCAGTTTTCCTAGTTGGGAAATCACCAACAGTAAGAACTATTCTGTAAGTTCCTTTCTTATCAGCTTCTACTGTTAGAACTGTTGTTACTAATATATTTTCTTCCATACTAACTTTTTAATGGATGACCAGAAGGAAGTAAATCTTTATCGAACTGTCCTGATCGATATCTTCCTGTTCTTACAGCAAATAAAAATGCATTAACTCTAGCATATGCCCATTGTTCCTCACTTCTTACATTAGGTCTTACAGATTGTGGGTTAGTTCTATATGCACCAATACCTCTTCTAAATACAGCTGATAACATTCTTAATGTTACCCTTTTGCCTTTTTTATCACCATGCTTTTCATTATGGTCTTTTACTTTATTTTTAAGTCCTTCTTTTACTGCAGCTGTTATTTGCTTTTCTTCTAAGTCTTCCTCTATATCCTTTTTTATTTGGTTTACTTTTCTACGAGCCCAACTAAATCCTGGATCGCCACCCCATAGTGCCCAAGCTATCCTACCATTGCTTGGATATCCTTTTTCTCCTGGACGAAAACCTTGTGCCCTTTTATCAACTTCATGCCTACTAAAAAATGAAAACATCCTTTTAACTGTACTTGGAGATAAGTTTTGTCTGTTTGCTAGTTGTCTTGCTCTTGCTACTCCAACCATAGTGCCACCACGACCAAACTCTCTTCTCCACTCTAATCCTTTTCTTGCTTCATTTGCCATTGAATCAGTTGGTTTTAAATCAATAGCTTTATTTAATTTTGGCATATCATTCTCCTCTATATCATCCTGTACTGGATAATCATCAGTTAGTTCTAAATTTTTCTCGTCTTCATCTTCATCTACACTCTCACCCATAAGTCCTATTGGCATCATAGTTGCTGGTATAAATAAAGCATCTCCTCCTTTTATTGGATCAAAACCAAGTTTCTCTCTAGCTTCATTTCTAGTTAAAATACCTGCATTTACTCCACTTACTACTGATTCAAATACTCTTTTACGACTCTCAGCCATAGCTGGTATGCTATCAATATCATACTCTAATCGTAAGCCATCACCAAATTTAGGAGTTAGCCACTCATTCAAATCAGATTGTATTCTTCTTAATATAGGTATAATTGTTTCTTCATAAAGTGCAAGTCTTGCTTCTGGCATATTGTTATAAGTTTGTGCATCAGGAATACCTACTAACTGTGCAGGAACACCAAAACATAATGCTATATCTATTGCTGACATCTTTTTCAATACTGAAAAATCCATATCTTTAGGTGACATACCCATTTGTTGAAAACTAAAATCACCCTCTAACAACATAGGTCTTCCAGCATTACCTGTACCAGCAAAACGACTTTCCATATCTTTTATAATTTGTGCTCTTTGTGAATCTGATAGCTGAACACTAGATCCAGTTTCATCTTTAGGTTTAAATATAACAGCACCACTAGGTCTAGCTCCATTTTGTAATAATGATACATTATGAATATTAGTTAAATTATGACTATCAATATTAGTTGCAGCTGAAACTAATGGTGATAATCCTAAATGGTCATGTTTAGGATGAAATAATTTAAAATGTTTTACTGCAGATTCACCTGTTGTTTGGTCTACCTCATATTGAGAAACTACTTTACCATTTATTGTATAATCATAACTTAATGGTAAGCTCATTTGTCCTGGAACTATTTTAACTCTGTCAGGTCTTAAACAATATAATTCTTTTGGTGGTCCTTCACCACCAGAGCCAATCAAATAACTATTACCAGAAAGTAATAAGAAAGAATATAAAGATTCAAAAAGCTCAACATAACCTTTGGTCGGAGATGGTCTTTCAAGTAAGTCTAATATAGGATGGTCATCAACAGTTAACTTACCTCTAAATAATTTTAATTTTACTCCAGCAGCACCTTGTGATATTTCATTTATACATCTAAAAGCAATAGCATTATTTTCATACCCTTCTTTTACTAACTCATCATAGTTATACTTTTGTCCTTGTGCATAGTTTATATTACTAAACATAGTTATTGGACTTTGCTTAATTTCTTTAACTACTTTTTTAGTAGAGAAGACGTTTTTTATATTATCAAATATTCCCATTTTTATCTCGCTGTTGTTGGTATGCCTGCTGATGATACAAAAGGACTAGATGCAAAAGACCAATACATGTAAGTTCCACTAGAGTTATTTGTGTCACCTAAAGTATTTCTTATTTTAAAACCATTAGCAACCATATCAATACCTCTGTCAACATTATTAATTTCACTTGAAGCATCATTTGCATATAAAATTCTATGTGCTTGGTTAGTGTTAGGACCACTAGCACCATTTCTTTCTGTGTCATAAACGTACCAGTTTCCAGTGCTGTCTGTTCTTTTGACTAAAACAAAAGCAGGTTTAAAACCTGTATAGACAAATGGACCATCTGCATCGCCATTACCTTTATAGGTACCAAAATTACTATAACCCTGCACTGAGTGAAAAGCATAAGCAACATATAAACCACCACCACCTGTGCTGTTGTTTCCTCCAGAAGTTCCAATTGAATATACAGTGCTTGTTGGTGCTATACCTCGATAATTACCTGTAGCTGTAACACTAGCATCATTAGCATTCATAACAAAAACTTTACTCAAATCTGAACTGTCGTGAGTACATCCAACAATCCAAGAGTGATTATCAGATCGACCTTTAGTTATTATAAGTTCAGGCGTTTGTGATAATCCATGTCCTATTGTTGCATTAGAGCCAGTAGCTGTATAGAGAATAGTGCTAAATCCTGCTGCTGTATTAACTTGAACACTAGAAGTTATGGAGCCATTACTATTGCTAGCACTTGTTCCACCATTACCTTTCCATTGCCATGCTATGTAATTATCACTATTTTTATTTGCATTTGCTTCAGAAGTATTATTACCTACATCAACTTGAAAACCATCTGTTGCAACACTGTTAACGTGTCCCCAGTTACCATCAGTATATTCACTATTGTTGGTGTCAGTAAAAAACTGTTTGTTTATTCCTCTACTTGAATCTTGCCAAATTGTATTTGAATTTGAACTTCTGTTTTTAATCCAAAGTAAATCTGGCTGTAAATTAACATTACCTGTGTTTGTTATGTCTTGAGCATTACTACCATTACCGACATAAAGTGTGTTTTGAAAATGTACTGATGGATCATTTATTGATGTATATACTGCCACGTTACCCTCCGTATTGTGCTAAATTTTTTGTACAAAGAGCATAGTACCCTGACGGCACTGCATACTCAAAACTACCATATCCATTTGCGTCAGCATTACTAGAGCTAATTGTAAAAGATGGATTACCAAAATTAGCTTGACATATTCCATCGTTGTATCCTGCAGAGAAAAAACTGTAAAATGTATCTGCTTTTATATCACTGCCTGCCGCTCCACTTATTGTAGAACTAGTAAAAGCAGCTCCCGTTCCTGTAGAACCAGAAGAAGGATTGCCTGAGTCTTGAAAAGTTCCGTTTTTAGAAAAATATAATTTGAGATTATCCATGTCTGCAGCTACTCCTATGATGTCTCCTGAAGTGTAACTAGCACCATAAGAAGTGTCAGCACCAAAATTTCCTGCTCCATCTCCCGATGCTTTATTTCCATTACTTTTGTAAAATAATTGACCTAGTTGATACTGATAATCTGCGTCTTTTGACTGCATATTACCTTGTTTACACAATCCTATATAGTTATTGTCAAATGTACCTACTTTAAATTCTGCATACCATTTACCTTTTTGAAAAGCTATCGAAGAACAAGCTCCTAAACTATAACTAGTTCCTGTATCGCCTACCATTCTAAGACCACCTTCTGTTATAGAAGAAGCATTACTTCCAAGAGCATTCCAAGTAGCAAAATTATTTTCTGGAGAATCTTTTGACGATGGATTTGTTCCTATGTTTGTAGTTGCAAAATGATTACTGTTACCACTGCTGTCAGCACCAAAACCACTAGTGTCAGCACTTGCCCCAGTTCCCTTAAAATCAATTTTAAAACCATTAGTTCCGTAAGTAACTGATGGACCAGAATTAGGAATCCAAACACCATCTGAATTAGTTGACCCGAAAGATGTTGGAGCTAAAGATTGACCATCACAGAATATAGCTTGTGCCATGTGTCCGCTCCAATGTCCTCCAGAATCACTACCTCTCCATAACGTTCCTAAAGCATGACCAGTATTGTTGTTGATTATAAAATCTTGGTTTTGACCTGGTTGAGTTCCTCCACTCATAGTTAATTGAGTGCCGTTCATATACATTCTTACTCGGTCAGCAGCAGTGCTTTGTGTTGAATCTACTCTTACGACAAGATGATTCCAAGCAGTTGGATCTCTAAACCAAGCATCTGTATAAGGAGTTGCTGTTACAGAACCTCCTTGCTCATCTTCAAATTGGATATAGTTATTTGCATTTTTCATTCTAATTTGACAATAAGTATTACTAGCAGAGCCAGCACTAAATATGACACTATTGCCTGACGTAAGTCCAAATGCTTGTTTTAACCAAACAGAAAAAGTAAACGTTTTTCTGTTGCCTGCACTTGCAAATGTTTTTGTTAAATATGTATCAGCCATCAAACCTTCCTGAATCTTCTAGTGCAAAACTAGATGTTAGTGAAAAGGCACGATCTGCTGTCTGACCTTCTGCATCAGTGACACGAAGCGTAAAGTTATACGTTGTAGCAGATGTTGACGATCCACCAAAATCAGTAGTAGTTATAACACCTGTGCTTGAATTTAGCGAGCAATTTGCTTGTCCTGCATTTGTTAAAACATTTGTTGTTTCTGAAAAAGCTAAAGTGCTGTCTCCAGTAGCTGCCACTGTTGCAACCGTACCCGAAAAATTACCTGCGATAGTTCCAAGAGAACCAGCTCCTGTAGTCCATGTCGGTGCATCAGATACTGTTAATATTGCACCAGATCTTACCGCATTACCATCATTATTTTCTACACGAATAAAATAAACACCATCTGTTGCCAGTGTAAAATTAGCCGTAATAGATGTAGCGCTTGTAAATGTTACAGTATTGGCTGCTGTAATAGCTCCCGTAGAAGAAATAGCTTCTACTTGCGGGACCGATACAAAGTTTGTACCAGCTATGACAACGTTAGTTGCTGTATTATCTATTGTGCTTGGTGTTACACCAGTAATTGTCGGTTTTGTTTCTCCAATAGTAACAGAACCACCAAGAGCTACTGCTGATCCATTTATTGTTATTGAACCACTACCTACTAGACGAGCATTTGCTACAGTTCCAGATGCAACATTACTACCATTTAAAGCTGTAAGAGATGCACCAGAACCAGATAAAGCTGCGCCACCTGTTATCGTAATAGTATCACCCGATTCACCAATAGTGATCGAACTACCGTTACGTTTTTTTATGGCATTAACTTTGATTTCTGACATTATCTCGCCGTTGCTATTACATCGTTAGTTGCTACAAGTGGCTGCTTTGCAAAAGCCATGTAAGAATAATAATCACCATTTGTATTATGACCATTACCAGTTGTTCTAATTTTGAAACCAGTTGCACAAAAATCCATTGCATTTTCTGATGCTTCCGCACCATTTGTGTTAGCTAATAATGTTTTAGCTACAGGGTTGCCACCTGTTGTGCCATCAGATGTAGGATTTCCTGATGAAAATTGTATTTGCCAAGAGTGACTTCCGCCATATGTCTTTTTTACCATTACCCATTGAGGTTTAAAACCACAGTAAATAAAATTACCATCCGCAGCACCTGTGCCTTGATAGTTTCCAAACTTACTAAATCCTTGTTTTTCTGCAAAAGCATAACAAACTTTAGCATTAGTTCCACCGCCTGTGTCGGTGCTTGTTCCCATATAAAGAACTGAATCAGTTGTATCTGTAAATGATCCTCCATTCCATAAAGAGTTTGCACCTTGATCAAATACGCCATCGTGATTTAATTTACCACCTGCTTGAAGATTTCCATAAGAACTACCTCGTTGTGATCCTTGAATAAATACTCTCCAGTTACCAGTTGAAGCTCTATCTTTAACGATAAATGCTCTTGGTTTTTGACCTAATCCATGACCATAAGAATAATCACCATTACCAGAAGTATATGTAAAGATTGAAAATCCAGAAGCTGTGTTTACACTTACGTTTGTTAACCTACTACCATCAAAATTAGTAGAGCCAAAAGTAGAATTTGTATTTATTTGTCCACCCATACCTGAGTGTACACTACACCAATAATACAAAGTAGGTGCTGAAGCAGCTACAGTAATAATTAATTGCCTTGTAGTTGCCGCAGAAAACCCTGAAGTATATTGAGAATAAGTTTTTGTAACACCATCTAATTTATAAACTACTCCAGTGCTATATTCATTACTGTTTGCGGAAGTTCCAATTACAAAAGGATGACTATCAACAGTGTTATCAGATACATCAAAGGTATAAGTACCCCCTTCTTGTAAATCTAAAGTTACTGCACTTTGTGCAAATGTTGTTGTGTCACTAGAATTTCTAAATCTATATTTATTACCGCTATCAGAAACAACAACTACTTTATACGTTTTAGTAGGTGATGCACCGCCCGCAGCCCATTGCCATGCTACATAAGAAGCAGAGTTTGCATTATATGCTTGATCAGTGCTTGTTAAATTAAAACCATCTGTATTAAAACTTGCTAAATGAGAAGTTGTATCCTCAGCGTGATTTTCATTAATTTTTAATTGTTTATCATTGCCTCTTACTGAATCTAAAGCCATGTGGTTATCAGTGGTAGACCTAACTTTTATCCATAACCAATCTGGTCGCAAATTTGAATTACCAGTATTTACTAAAGATCGAGAAGAAGCACTTCCATTACCAGTGTAAGTTAATTGTTGAAAATATGCCGATGGGTCATTTGTGGTACTAAAAGCCATACTATCCTCCAAACTCGTTTAAATTTTTTGTGCAAAGTGCATAATAATTAACTCCACCTAATTGTGGGCTATATTCAAAACTTCCATGGCCATTTGCGTCTGCATTTGATGAGCTAACAGTGTATAATGGTTCACCAAAATTAGCTTGTATTTTTCCCCAGCCAGTTCCAGAAGTAGTTCCATATTTGATAACTGTGAAAAAAGCTATGGGAGCATTATCTCTATCACCATAAGCACCAGTCCGTCTTACATTGTAAGGTGAGTTAGATGCACCAGATAAAGCTGCTCCATTTTTTGTAAATGTAACTTGTGGAATTGTTGTATCACAATTTAAGTAAACACCTAGAATATCATTTTGCACAAACTTACTACCTCCTGTTACAGCTGTGTTTGAAACATTACCATCAACTAAGATACGATCATCAGGATGATCTATCCAATATGTTGTAAATCCTCCAATAGCAGTGCTTCTATTATCTGCTTTATATGGGTAGTCACCACTGCCAACTCCAACTAAATGAGCTGCATCACCTGTGGTTGAAAAAGCACCTGTAAGTCTAAATTCAGCATACCATTTACCTTTTGTAACCATCATATTTGAAGGACTCCACATATAGTTATCATTACCAACTGCTCCTGCGTTAGCATTTACTTCTAAGTTACCATATCTTAAACCATCAACAACGCCACCAGCACTACTATCATTTAAAGTAGGATTACCATTTAATCTATCTATAGTTGCAAATGTATTTGTTGGAGAAGAAACCATTTGAGTATTGCTACCAGAAACTGTTAAATTATTTCCATTACCGCTAGTATCTGTGCCTAATGCACCTGAATTTTTAAATTCAAGTTTAAAACCATTTGTTCCGTATGATCCTGAATATGATTTAGGTTTCCATTCGCCAGTAGATGAATCAGTTTCTGCAAAAGAAGTTGGGTTATGAGCAGTGCCATCAACAAAAATTACATCTGCAAAATATATTGAAGACTTAGTTGAATCACCACCAGAACTATTCAAAGCGCCTATTGCAATGTCTGAGCTTATAGAAACACCTGAGTGTGTTATGACTGACTCTCCGTTTATATATGTTGTAGCACTACCACCACTGCATTTATATACAACGTGATACCAACCATTTGTATCTCTAAACAATCTTGTACTTGTAACAGGACTTCCACCCTGCATTTTTATAGGACGAGTGGAGTTAATAAATAAACCATAACCACTACCAGATCCCCATAAAGAATCGATATAATTAAGACCACATAACTTTGTCCACATAGATATTGTGAAAGTGGTAACTGTACCTGAAACTGATCTGTGCATATATCCCATTATGGATCCATCCTTACTGAGTTACTTATACCGTGATTTACCGTAATTGAAAAGGCTCTCGCAGCAGTTTGTCCTTGTGCATCAGTTGCAGTGATAGTGAAGTTATATGTAGTTGTTGCAGTAGAACCAGATTCTGTTCCAGTAATAGCACCTGTGCTTGCATTTAAACTAGCTCCTCCTGGCATAGAACCAGAAGTAACAGCGTAAGAAGTGGCGTCAGTTGCTGCAACTGTAAAACTTATACTGCCTGCGGCATCTACAGTTCCTAAACTTCCTGCAGCCGTGGTCCAAGCAGGAACATCAGACACAGTTAGTATAGCACTGCCACTACGAACAGCATTACCATCATTGTTCTCTATTCTTATAAAATACGTACCATCAGTACCTAATGTAAAATTTGCAACTAATTGAGATGCACTTGTAAAAGTTATTGAGTTTGCTGATGTTATAACACCTGTTGAATTTATTGCTTCAACAATAGGAACAGAAACAAAATTTGATCCATTAATAGTTACGTTAGTTGCATCGTTTGTAATTACTGTCGGGCTGATAGATGATATTGTTGGTTTTGTTTCTCCAACTGTTACCGATCCACCAAGTGAAACAGCCGAACCATTTATTGTAATTGCAGAGTTTGCTAATGACGAATTAGGAACGGCAGATAAACGAGCTGTTGGCACAGTGCCTGATGTTAATGAGGCTGCTGTAATACCTGGTGTGATAGTTACTGTATCACCACTTTCACCAATCGTGATTGTCGATCCATCATTTTTCTTGATCGTGTTTACTTTAATCTCTGATGTCATTCTACCTCGCTAATGCAATGATGTCATTTCCTGCAACATAAGGGTGCTCGGCAAAAGCTAAATAAATATAAGCTTTTCCAGCGCCATTTGCATTTCCTGCTCCATCAACACATTTAAAACCATCACTTAATAAATTTATTGAATATCCTGAAGAGCCATTTTCAGCTGCAGTTGCATCAGGTCGTAAAGCTGCTTCTGTTTGGTTTCTAGGTGATCTAACTGAGTCAACTATAAACCATGGTTCAGTATGAGATGAACATTTAATTAGAAGAAACGCAGGTTTAAATCCAGTAAAAACTCTACTTCCATCACTAGAATCATTACCCATGTACATACCCATTTTACTATATCCTTTTACAGGTGCAAAAGCATGACAAACATATGTGCCACCATTTCCGTTTGTGTCCCCGCTGGTACCAAGATTAATAACAGAAGATGTGGGATGTGCACTATTGAAAATTGTAGAACTTGTTTGTTCACCGCCACTACCATTCATTTCAAGAAATTTTGTAGCACCTCCTAACATTCTATTGTAAACACGCCAGTTTGTAGAACCAGTATCTCTACGTTTAATCCAAAACATCATAGGAGCAACACCCAAACCGTGTCCTATTGTTCCATTACTTCCTGTACCAGTCCAAGTTATTATACTTTGACCAGCAGTTGTACTTGCATTTACAGATGAAGCAATACTTCCATCATTGTTTGTTGATGCACTACCATTCATTTTCCATTGCCATGCACAATAATTGTTTGAATTTAAGTTTACATAATTTTGACTGTCACTGTTATCACCAACAGTAAACCCATCAGATTGAACAGACTTTACTTGTTCAGAAGTGTCAACTTCTGCACTTGCAACTTGAGTACTTAAAATTTTGTCTATACCTCTATTGACATCTTGCAAAGCATTGTAATGACTGCTCGAAGTTCTGTTTTGTATCCAAATAAAATCTGGTTGTAAATTAGAGTTACCTGTATTTGTCAAAGCAGTTTGAGATGCATTACCCGCATAAAGTAATGTTTGAAAATATGCAGATGGATCGTTTATTGTTGTGTATGCCATATTATCCGTATGTATTTAAATTTTTAGTACATAATGCATAGTACCCTGATGGCACTGCATATTGAAAATTTCCATGACCGTTTGCATCATCATTTGAACCTGAAGGACTTCCATCCATTGGACATCCAAAGTTGACTGAAAATCGTGGAGTAGTGCTACTACCTGCTCCAAAAAAAGCAAAAACCACACTTTCTCTATCTGCTGATTCGTAATTAATAAAATTATCAGTGTATTGTTGATAAGCATTTGGACTTGATTCATCAAAGTTTCCAGAGCCATCTGCCCATTGACCATTTTTGCTCCAATAAACTCTTTTATTGTCAGCATCTAAAGCAATGCCAATATAATCATTTGAACTAAAACCACTTCCATATGTAATTTGAGATTCACTACTACCATCATCGTAATAAATTTGACCAGAGTGTGTATAAACAGCACAATATGTATCTTGTTCAGACGTATCTCTATTGTAAGATACATTTGTTATACCAACAAAAGCTTCATTTGCGCTTCTTGTTAGTCTTGCTTCACAGTACCACTTTCCCTTTGATACAGGGATTGAACATATTGGCATGTTACCCATTAATCTTGCACTTGTACTACCATTGCCGTTGAATTGAGCATCTAAAGCAGCATTACCTAATACAACTCTAGCACTTTGAGGATCTTGAGCTGTAATTAAAATTGGAAAATTATTAGAAGGCACATCTGTGCTTTGAGGTATATCGCCTAAATTGTTAGTAGTAAAATTATTACCAGCTCCACTAGAGTCTAAGCCTAAATTACCAGAATTTTCAAATTTAAAATAAAAGCCATTAGTGCCATAAGTAACACCTGTAGTTCCTTTTGTAGACCATTCTCCCGTTTGTGTATTTGTTTGCCCAAAGTTTGTTGGTGTATAAACATAACCGTCAGTAAAATTTACATGAGTCATGTTACCTCTAAAAGGACTATCAGTTACAGAGTGAGCACGTGTTCCCACAGTGTGCTTTACACCCCAACCAAAATAATAACTTGTGTTTTGTGCTATTTGACTTGATCTAGTATCAGCAGCAAATGCAGTTTCTTCTACTCCATTTGTGTATATTTTTAATCTGTTAGTTCCAGTTGCTTGCGTTGAATCAAATGCTACAACTATGTGATACCAAGAGTTTTTATCTTGATATTTTCTTGACGTAGTTAATACAATATTACCACCAATTTTTATTGACATTCTTCTATTACTATCGAAACGAATAAAATCACTATCACCAGCGTTAATGTACGCAGAAAAAATATGATCTTCATCATAAATATCAACAGATTTTAACCATGCACTAAACGTCCATTTTTTACCGTTACCGTTACCTGAAAATGTTTTATCTAAATATGTTGACATAATTAATCCTTATCCTGAAAACCTTAAACTATTAGCAAATCCCACAGATATTTCCATACTAAAAGCTCTTGCTGCTGTCTGACCTTGAGCATCAGTAGCTGTAATAGTAAAGTTATAAGTAGTAGTTGAAGTTGCACCTGATTCTGTTCCTGTTATTGTAGCAGAACCTGAACCAGAATTTAAAGACAATCCGCCAGGTAAAGCACCTGATGTAATTGCAAAAGAAGTAGCATCAGTGGCTGTAACTGTAATAGTTCCTACATTAGCTCCTGCACTAAAAGATCCTAAAGATCCTGCTGAAGTTACCCATGAAGGAACATCAGAAACTGTTAATACAGCTCCTGTTTGAACTGCATTACCATCTGGATTTTCAATATATAATTTATAAGTACCATCAACACTAATTGTAAATTTAGCTGTAATGCTAGTTGCTGAAGTAAAAGATACTTCATCCGCAACTATTTGTGCTCCTGTCGAAGAATGAATTGCTGTTACTAAAGGAACAGATACAAAATTTGTGCCAGCTATTGTAACTGTCGTTTGTGCATTAGTTATTACACTTGGAGTTACTGAAGAAAAAGTAGGTCTTACTTCTGTAACTAAAGTAATAGATCCTCCTAAAGCAACTGCTGAACCATTTATCGTAATTGCTCCTGAACCAGTTAATCTTGCATTAGCAACAGTGCCTGTAGTTACTTGTGAACCATTAAGATTTGTAATGTTTGCACCTGATGTTGCAGGTAGTGTTGTAGGTAAAGTTAAAGTAGCGTTTGCTACATTTAACGTGGTTCCTGCAGGCAATGTGATCGTGTCCCCATTTTCTCCAACTTGAAGAGCTGTACCTGACTGTGGTATGACCTTATCTACTTCAATCTGACTCATAATATAAACAAGTTACCTGTAATTGTTAATGATCCTGTAACTGTAACAGGACCAGCTAAAACACCAGAGTCCATAGTTTGAGTATCACTAATAGTAGCATTGTGTGTAGTTACATAAGATGTAGGATCCATGCTGGGAGATGGCGCCCTCTTTGCTGGATACGTACAAAAAACATCTTTAGTGCCTGCAGAAAAATCTACTTTATTATCACTATTTGAGCTCTCTAAAACTGTGTCCCTCGATAATGTATCAGGAGATGCATCAGTAACAGTGCCTATTCCTACTTCAAATTCCGTGCTACCTGACTGCATTGTAATACAGTAATATGTAGTATTAGTAGTCCCAATGGCACCAACAAAAGTTTGAAAACCAGTGCTTGCGCCTGCAAGATTTATAGTTCCCGTTCCTGTTGATGTCGTGGTTTCCTTAACACGATCATTGATAATCAATGCCATGTTAAACTCCTACGATAATCTTAATATAGCTGTACTTGTACCGGGTGCTGGAAACTGAATAGTAAACGTGCCATTGGTTGCTGTAAAATCAGAACCAAAGTTTAAAATACATACTGCATTGGTTGTGCCACTTCCACCATCTGTTGTAGTGTTATAGATCATAGCTCCTCTAGCTGTAAAGCTAGCAGAAGTCCATTGAGGATCTGTTCCAAAATCAACATAAGCTGTGGATGCTGATGAGCCTCCTGTTACAGATTGATTCTGTAAAGTTTCTCCACCTGCTGAATAAGCAGAACCTGATGTATTTGTTATTTCGTTACTTGTTGAGTATGCTGTGGTTGTCGCTCCTAAACTTGCACTTGAAGTAAACAATGCAATTTTGAAAGTATGACCACCATTAGCAAAATCATGTTTCCCTTCCAAAAGTTCTTTTTTGAAAGAATTACATACTGCCTGTGCTATTGCCATCTTTTATCTCCTATGGTTGTTGCGACTGCAAAGGAACACGAATAACACCATCTTGAAATTCATCCCTTCTTCGTCTACCTTGTTGTTCAATTTGCAAGCGTTCTAAAGCTTGTTGATAACTTTTATCGTATTGGGCAAGCAAATCATATGGACCTTTGAGAAACTTAAATGCTTCTACAAGACAGCCATATAATAAAACTTGTGGCGCATTCTGACTAACCCATGTTGTAGTGTTAGTTGTAGAAAGCCCGGTTTCATTACGATTCAAAGCTAACTCTATCTTATATGCTGAATTAGGTGTTGGGGCAAGGTATATTGTATTTTGATCCCACATAGCATAGTATTTAGGTTTTTCTTGCGAAGTCCTATTAGGCCAATACTCAGTCATATAACTAATATCTTTTTGTAATAAATAAGTTCTTACGTTTGCATCAGTTCCAGCAGTTGGGTAAATAGCTGCCGTTCTAACAAAAGCCGCTGTGCTAGGTGTTGCTCCAGGCAAAGTAACAAATTCATTACCTTGTGTAAGAGTAGTAAATTGATATGCTCTAAAACAATCTAAATCTATCTCTCTAAAAATTCTTAATTCAGCTTGCTCTATAATATCATTTACTATTGTTGTAGTTAAAACATTACTGTCTGTTTCTGTATAGCTTCTTATTTGATCTACTAATTCTGCATATGTTGTCATGATATTACCACCGTTGCTAGACCTAATTGAGTATTCATTACAGTTTCTTGATTAGCTTGAGAGCTACCGTTTAATGGCTGCATGGTTCTAACTTGTACAGTTTCCATAGCTCCTGGTGCAGGTATAGGATTAAATTGCTGTATTGTTTGTAAAACAGTTTGAAAACTATTCGCACCAATTGCAGGAGAAACTCCATTAGCACCACCATTTACCATAGCTTTAGATGTTGGATCATCATTAATATAAATTCCACCAAGTGGTATGGTTACACTTACTACTTGTGGTTTTGCGTAAGATAAAGATTGAGCATCTGTAGGATGATTAGTTGGATCTAATAAAGGAGATTTAGGTTCATATTCTGATTGATGAACCCAAGCACCTGTCCACTCTTGTACCATTTCATTATAGGGATAAGCTCGTCCATCTCTGTCTGAAATTCGTTTTGCAAATTTTCCTGAAGCATATCTTCCCATTAATATCCTCCTCCTACTATTCCAATTTTAGGAACAAAATGAGAGCTGACATTTTCTCTATTAGTATCTGCTGCTCTTTTAAATTCTTCTTCATATAAAACTTTTAACATTTGTGTTCTGTCTGGTGCATACTTTAAAGAAATATAATAAGCCAAACCTGCAGTTAAACATGGTAAAAAAGAAAAAGGGATTTCAGCGTTATTAGTATAATCACCTGAATCCTGCATTCTTAACATTGCATAATAAACAACTGTATACGCAACATCAGCTGCCGGATATAAATACAAAGTAGGATTTATAGTTTTCTCAAAATAGTATTGAGTTGGTCTACCGCTCGATGTTTTAACTGTATAGTTTAAATAAGTTGATCTACCTATTGGAGAACAAGAATATTCATTATTGTCTGAATCACGAATAACCAAATCAGTTATCTCTACAATTTCAGATGCAGCGTTTGCACCTGCGCCATACAAAGCAGTACCAGATAAACTAGTTGTATTAGCTGCAAGAGCAGCCGTTTGTTTTTGTATCGTCCAAAGATTAAGTCCTCTGTTAGACCATTCAGCTAGCAAGAGGTTTAATGAACGACGTGCAGTCTTTAACTGATAACCAGTTCTATCCTGTAAACCACATCGTTCAAAAGCCTCTTCAACTATCTCATCGATGGAAAGATCAAAGTTAGCTGTTGATGCGTAAGTAGGCATTAGCCTCTTTTCTTAGCTTTTTTCTTAGCTGTTTTCTTTTTACCTTTCATAGCTTTGCCACCTTTTTTCATGCCCATAGCCATTTCTTTTCTTGGTGAAACTTTGCCCCCCATAGCCATCATAGCCATAGGATTTTTTTTCATCATACCACCGCCACGTTTTTTAACGGCTCCACCTTTTGCCATTTTCTTTTTGCCAGCCATAACTTTTCCACCGCCAGCCATTTTCTTTTTACCCATCATGTTGACCTCCTAAGATCTTTTTATATTTTTTAGCTCGAGATACCACAACGTCTTGATAGTACTCGTTGGGCCACTCTTTATAGTAACCCATTCTGTGTAATTTATCAGAAGCTTCCTGTAATTGCGAGAACTTTTGTACTAACATCATAGAATATTTATACTCAGGATAATCCTCTGCCATTTCCTGTGCCTCTTCTGTAGGAAAAACAAGGAACTCTTGTTCTTCTACAGTGGCAGGATTAGAAGGATGAAAGCTCATGAAGTATATATCTTTTGAATTATACCATTCGTTGTACGCCTCAGTAGCAAGATGAAGCTCGTCGGGAGTGTAACTATAATACGGGTCACAAAATATTAGTATATCTTTTTTGGTAAAATCTAAATTTTTCAGACAATCATTTAATTCTTTTTTATAAGTGCTGTGTTTAGTTTTAACAGCCACCCAAACTTTATTATCGTGCCAAGCTTTTTTTGCATAAGGACAAGCAGGCACGCCACCTAAATGTACATTAGATACTTCTAAAAAATTTTTAGACCAAAGTCTAACGTCGTCAATTATCTCTTGCCTTGTCGGTTGTATTTTTTCCATGATTTTAAACTATGTTTATTTTTAGGTTTTGATCTACTAGAATTTCCTATACTTGTTCGTTTTTTAATTGGAGTAAAATATTCATTTCTTACTAACAACTTAGCCATAACTTACAAATAAGTTATTGCACCTACAATCCACAAAGCAGCAAAACATGTATATGCTATTGTTATGGGATCCATTAGTTTGTCATTTGAGACAAAGGATTATTAAGAGCTTTCTTAATTTGTTTGTCTATACTCTCTTGTAGTTCTTTCATTTTTTCATCTAATTTAATTTCTAAATCTTTCATATCATTTTCTATATCTTTAATAGTAACTTTTAATTCTGATGCATTTTCTCTTGAGTCTTCTTTTGTTTGTTGTTCTACATCATTAACTATTTTTTCAATTCGTCTTACATCTTGACGTAAATCATTTTTTAATTCATTTGCAACATCTGACACTAATCTTATTTCAGACATAATCATTTCCATTTCTTGCATTATCATATTTACTTCTGTTTGTATAATATCTGTTTTGCTGTTTAATTCTTCTTTTGTTAGATCTATTCTTTTGTCAAAGCCACTGAGATCTGGTGCTACATACTCTTGGATTTGTTGTTTCATTGTTAGATAATCTTTGTAAAATTCAAAGCCACCCCACAGTCCACCACCTAGTGTGGTCAAGGCTGTAAGGATAACGAATATACGTCCGCCCTTAAACTTAAGTCCCGCAAACTCAACTTCAGCCATTGCTATTCCGAATCCGTCTGCCATTGTTGCATAATCATTTCATCCATCATACCATCGCTACCGGCAAAAAGATACCATTGCGCCACATTATTATTTTCAATCATTGTGTCAGGTATCATGTAATCTGTAAAAAATCCTTGCCTATCATTTAATTGTTGTTGTGAGTCAAAAAAGGTTTTTGTATCACCTAATACCTGCATCACAATTAATGTTTTTAACTGATTTGTTGAATCATATCTACCTTTATCACCCATCTTTTTTACAATTTTTTTAGCTGCTTTTTCTTTTTTAGACTCAGGTTTTTTTACAGGCGCTTCGTCTTCACCTTTATCTTCCGCTTCTCCCAAATCTTCTGATTCACTTTCATTTGCCTCAGTCTCCGAAACGCTCTCTTCCGGTTCAGACTCCTCTTCCGTATTAGTTTCAGCTTCTGAAGAATCTTCTTCAGTAGGCTCATCCACGGATTCTGGCTCAGCTTTAGCTTCGGGTTGAGATTCTGGTTCTGGTTCTGGCTCATTAACTGGCTCCTCCATTTCAGGTTCTGACTCCATTGTATCTGGTTCTGGGGCAACTTCAATCTCTAATTCCATCTCCATTTCCATCTCAACTTCAATATTAGCTATCTCTACTTCAGGCATCTCTATGTCTGTTTCTGGAAGCTCCATCTCAAAACTTGGAATCTCCATTTCCATTTCTACAGTCTCGTAAGATACATCCATATCTGGCTCATCAAACTCTGGTTCAAAGAACATATCATCACCAGGTGATTCTGGCACGACAATATCATTATGATCAAAAATATTTTCTATAATATCTATAACTTCAGTCTCTGTACTACCTCCATAAGCTATCCACATTTCAACTGACGTAATTTGTTGAGTAACTATTGTACTAACAACATTATACAAAACATTAACTGTGACGTCATCGAACAAGGGCCCTATAGCAAGATTAATATCTCTACCGCCTACTTCTATAATTAAGGTTGTAATTGTACCACTAAAATCAAAACCGCCTTCATATTCTTGATAGCCACTTGTTACACCAGATTCTGATAATATATCAGTGCCACTGAATACACTCGTGTTACCATTTTTCCCTGTAATGTGCATGTAGATACGATCTTGTGAATCTCTCTTGTCTACTTTAATTGTGTAATTAGTACGGCCGCCATTCTCTATATCTAACTCTGATATATCTACAGTGTTAATAAACGTTGTACCCATACCTGATACACCCATTGTAGATGTTGAATTACCTGATCCAGTAATTTGTGCACATTTATCTGAACCTAGTTCGTAACAACCATTGCCTGATGGCATGTTTGCAGGACCTTGTCCTCCCCAGTCTGTATCCATATCGCCTTCATATCTAGGTATGACGTAGCCCTCACTGCCATCCAATATGTTACCAGAATCTTCATTGGTAACTGTTGTTGTCGTGGTAGTAGTGGTTGTTTCTGTTGTGACGGTATGACCGTCTGCCTCGTATTCTATTGATTCTGTTTCTGTGATTACGATTGTTTCTTCTACGCCAGGTGTACAAACTCCTGTCGCTGTGACAGGACACTCAGCTCTAAGGGAAGAAGGCCACGATACCAGAATGCATAGCCATACCAAATAAAATAAATTTAGCCAACTTTTGCCCATCGCTCAATCCTTCTGATTTTTTAATTTCTTTTTCTTCTTTTTCCATTTTTGCAAGAATAAGACTTCCTTCTGGAATCATATCAGGATTTTCTTCCCAAGCTTTTGATGCTTCTTCGCCAATAGAACCCATATACGGACATGGGGTGCCTGCCATAGTCATGCTGTCCCAAACACGTGGGTCTTGACACAATATTGACACAGATGCCACTTTCATGCCTGATGCATATAAAGACCTTGCTAATTTTATTCTTTCACAGTTCTCATCCGTGACTGTAATTCCCGACGAAATTCCGAGGATCTGAGTCTGCACTGCGCCCGCTACCGCTGTCTTACAAACATCAGAATTGTTTACAACAACACTTGGTGAGTTTGCGGTAGGTGGTGTATTATTTGTAACAACAGTAGAACTTACAGTGTTTGTTTCTGCTTTCGCACTAGTTACTGTAGCAACAACTAATATAAAAGTTAAAATAATAAAAAGTAATCTCACTACCATTTACTCCTATTTGCCCAATATGCTGCTGACATTTTTCCTTTAGAAATATTTTTTGCATGTCTTGCTTTAAATGATTTTCGTCTCGCTTTATCTTTTTTAGACTTAGGATTTTTTCCTGCGCCTGAAACTCCTTGTTGACCATATCTAATGGTCTTTACTTTGCTGCCTTCTTTAGCAACAACTACGTGTGATTTTTTTGGATGATTGGGGGTACGCTTTGGTTTGTTATAACCGCTTACCCCCGCTCTTTTTAATCTAGGATCTTTAGCCATAAATTACATTTACTTTAGTGGCTTGATTGAAGAAAACATAAAGATCGGTATCAAATTTTAATCCCATATCTGGAAAATCAATTTGAAGAATCTCATCTTCTCCAGAACCAATAGCAGGAGTAACTTGAGAGAATTTAACAGTTCCACCAGAACCATTATCTATCAAATCAACTCTGCCTTCAGTTGCACCGCATTGAACAGTTAGCCCTAACACACGTGCTGGCGCACTAAGAGTGTTACCGCCTGATGATACTTTAGTTGTAACTTGTCCACTTGCAGTTAATTGAGTTGTTTTAATACCAAACATATTAACTCCTAGCTTAAGTTATTATTTTGAATATAAAGAACAGTTACTGTAGCTGCACCATTAGCACCATTACCATTAGCTGCTGTATAAATAGCGTTAACAGTTTGATCAGACGTACCAATATCAGTACCATCAGCACCAATTGTGCCTCTAGTTGTACCTGTAGCTTTTGCGTTAGTAGCTGGAAGATACTCGTCATCGTCACCTACGTGACCAATTTTTACAGTTGCAGCACCACCATCATCAGATGCAGTTGTAACGTTTAAAATTACATCTACTATCTGTGAGTTAGCAGGAATAATACCTACAGCTGTCGTGTTAGTAGCACCAATAATATCTATTACTGCTGATTGAGCCATCAATACAGATCCTGTATTGATACCTGTTCCTTCTCTTACTGTTCCAGCTTTTACCGGACCAGAAAATGTAGTTGTACCCATGTCAACCTCCTTTTAGTTGTCTTGTTAAGTCTTGAGTATATTCTCTTGTAAAACAAAAAAGGCGGTCTTGCAACCGCCTTCTTAGATCTGGGAGGATCCAGTGTTAGATTATGAACCTTGTGATGCGTAAACACATCTAGGATCTGAGTAACCAAAGCTGTATCTCTCACGTGCTTTGTATCTCATGTTTCCTGTATCAAAATCGCCTTCCATGCCAGTAGCAAGGGCAGCTCTTGTGAAGTGTTTAAATCCATTAGGACAATCTGTTTTAATGAAGTATGCATCCGTATCCGTTAGATAATGGTTAACTGTGTAACCACCTGGTAGCATCCCCATATTTTTCAGAGCGTTAATGTCATTGTCAGCAGTACCAACTCTGAGTGTGGATTCTAAGATCCTGTCAGCCACAAACTGCAAGTTTACAGGGATAATCATCTGCTGTGCTTTCATTGCAATTTTAAGCCCTCTTTCGTCGATAAAACCAGCAATATCAATCATCGCTTGTTCTAATGAGGTTTCGTTGAGGTCTGCATCAGTAGCACTTCTGTTTGAGAAGTTACCACCTAAAGCTGTTGGGTGAGCAGTGTTAGCTAAGCTAACTCCATCTCCACCAGCAACTGTGAACGCATTGTTTAATACGTTAGCGCCTCTAACTTGTTTAGTATAAGCCATAGATCTTGCTAGGGCTTTTGTGTAACGAGCTGATAGACTGTCATATAAGTTGTCTTCAACAGCTTCTTCAGTCAAACTAAATGCAAGTGCAATAGTATCGTGAGTGTATCTAGCAGTGAAAGATTCAGAAGCGGTATCAAAACCTACTGCTGATCCTTCTTGCTTTACGTTAGCTTGTCCAAAACCAACCAACATAACTTCTTCTTCAAAAGCTCTGTCACTTGTTTCTTGCTCAAAAATTTGAGCTGCTTCGTCTTCGTAGCGTGCGTACTCCAAACCGAACAGGGCGTTTAAACCAGGTTCTAGTTCTTTGGCAAGCTGTGCTCTATTAATAGCCATATCCTATCTCCTATATCCCTGAGGTTGAGTTCATGAAATGAACGTTAAGTTTTACGATCGCTAATCGACCTGCTGCAGCTTTATCAACTGCACCTTCTGCTACTGAAGCTTCATCATCGAATCCTACTATTTTCATATTCAATGCTGTTGAACCACCACCTACAGCGATAGTTCCAGTAGCTAATTCACCAAGTGAGTAACCACTTGTGTCATTGCCTGTGGTTGCTGTTGCAAAATTTGCGTTAGCAAAAAGAGCGTTATCTGGTAACGCACCATCTGCATTAATAACAAATAATGATTCAGGATTATCACAAACATAACCAATTGCTTCAGTTGACGGCTTGATAGCCGCATAACCTGGAAAGTATGATGCCCAAGTTGGAGTGCCATCAGTTGCAATATACTTACAACCCATGAATACACCTAACAAAGGAACTGTACCACCAGCCGCAGCGCCAGGCACATCTATTAACCCACTAGCTAGAGGAATTACCGGAGTACCAGTGTAAATTTTACTAGTAGTTCCAGTGGTTAAGCCGTCGAAGTTAATAGGATACGCATTAACGCCTTGATTATTATAGTCTGCACCTGATTTTTCGTAAGGACGTAAACCAAATGCTGCATCTATATTAGCCATAATATGTCTCCTTTAGACTATTGAGTGGTAACATAGACCTTGCCCATCAAGATTTTTTATTACCACCAAATGTTACCCGAGATTGCCTCTCTTTCGAGATTGGCATGGAAGGGTGCTCTTCCTTCATAAGATCGTTGTCAACGGATTGTTGCTGGTCATTAGTTAAATTAGCGAAATATTCATCTCTATCTTCTTTAACTTCAATCGGGCAACGCATTAACATTAATCCACCTACAGCTATAACGCCTTTAAACTTGCCGTCAGTTAATACAGGTAAGTCTAGTCTATCAGGATACTCATCTGCTCTCACAGGTTCATAGCCTGATCTGATTCTAGCGGTGACATTCTTATCGTCTGCCGTTCCTCTAAACTCAAACCTTACCCACCTATGGTGATAACCTTCTGGCGGTTCAGGGGCCTCTAAATTTGAAGGTGGAACCCAACCTCTTTTACGAGCTTTTACTTCACGGGTCTCGTTTTTGCGTGAAGTTTTTTTATTTGAATCAGTCATTTACGCCTCCTTCACGTGTTTTGCGTACTCTTCAAGCGGCACACCAAGTTTCTTTGCTATTGCAACTTGTGAGGGTGTGAGTCTCACAACTTTGCGTCCAGGTTTAGTCGATCGATTTGCAGAAGCAACGGCTTGGACGGGTTTACCATTACTACTATTTTCCTCTACTTTACTATCTTTAAAGCGATTAGGAAACTCTTTTTTTATCCGTTTGTCGATTTCTTCATAATATTCATCAGACGTAGGATCGAAACCTTCTTGATCAGTTAATTGTTGATGCAATCCATAAGCTGCATACGTCATTATTTGATCTTCTCCAAACCAAGGATTATCCTCTGCCCATTTAACAGCTTTAGGATCTGGCTTTGGTGGAGCTTTAAGAGCAGGTGGAGCAGACTCTTGTTTAACAGACTCTTCCTTCCTACTCTCAAGTTTCATTTTTTCTCTTTTAATTCTATCTTCTTCTTGAGTTAAACCAGCTATTTGTCTTTGATAAGTAACTTGAGCATCAACGTCTCCGTTAGTAATAGCATTTTTTAAATTAGCTTTTGCTGATTCTAATTGAGAATTAACTCTGGTAGTTATGTCATCTACATACGCTGCATTACTACTTTCAAATCTAGTGTTTAACTTTTTATTTTCTTCTTGAACTTTTTTAGCATACTCTATTGCTGCTTGTTCTTTACGTTCTGCTTCACGCATTTTGCGTGTAAGTTTATCAATACGTTTTTTAACAGTAGCACTATACTCTTCTAATTCATCTTTATTTTCTTTGGTTGCTTCTTCAGGTTTTTCTTCTTGAACCTCTACTTGTGTTTCTTCTTTTGGAACTTCCCTAATATTACTTTCCTGAACAGCTACTTCTTCTTTGTTGTCCTCTTCTTTCAATGTAACTTCAACGTCGTTTCCAGAAGTATCTAATGGTATTAATTTTTCTTCAGCCATAATTTTCTCCTAAAATAAACTCGCTGGCAATATATCTTTTGGGTGATCAATGACTGCCAGTATTTCATCATCATTCACTATTCTAAGTTCTCCACCATCAATGCGAATTCTTGATCCTGCATATTTAGTAATAAGAACCCAATCCTCTTCTTTGCACCACGCACCATTAGGAAATCTGTCCTTGTCTTTGTAAGCGTCTGGTCCTATTTTTAAAACTTTACAAACATTTGTAGATACTTGTGCTTCTGCAACAGTCTCATCAGTTAAATGTAATCCAGCTTTAGTTTTCTTCTGTAGAAGTAAAGGAAATAAAACAATTCTAAATCCAGTAGGTTCTGGAACCTTTTCTACTTCTTTTTTTGTCTTATAGGGTTTTTCGTTAATATCTATGATACTAACTGGTTTAGGTTTTAGTAAAGTCGTCTTCGTCATAATGCTCCTGTTTTTTTAGCAGGTCCGTGAGTTCCTGTATAATTTCGTTATAAGCGTGTAATTTCCCAAGAAGATATTTATACTCTTCAAAATCTTTTACACCCTTGCTTATAACTGTATTAACTTGTTCTTGTCTAGTTTTTATTATGTTTTTTGTATAATCAACAATTTTTATAATATCCACTAGCCTATTCCTTTCATAAGATTTGCCATGCCATTGGCCCTGTTGGGTGTTTGTTTAGCCCATTTTGAGTCAAGCATTTCAAAACTTGCACCCACATAATTGAGTTCCGACAAAGCTTTCCACATGTTACGGAATTTAGATACGCCTGTCTTGCCAAGCTGAAACACCATTTCTACTATAATTTCTTTAGCTAAATCATCTATATCTGAACAACCATGTTCTTGCATAAGTTCTTCAGATCCTTTGATAGCAGTTTGTAAATCATGCTCTAGTATAGTCATTAAAAACTTTTCTTCATACTCTTTATCGTCTTCCCAAAAGTCTTCAACACAGAGGTGACCCACTCCCACTGTTCTCTTTCCTAGGGTATCTAGATATACTTTATTGCGATATCCTTCGTGATCCTTAACGGATTGTAGTAGTCTTTCCATATTCATATATATACCTTTCGTTATCTAAAACGTTTTGTTTTCTTAGCAATTCTTTTTGGTTGCTTAGAAAATTGTTTGCCTTTCTTTTTAGCTTTTCGTTTAGCCCTTGTAGTGGCAGCATACTCCTGTGGAGATAAGTTTTTTATCGCTGCACTTGGCAAATAACGCTCGCCAGTAACACTTGATTTTTTTCCAGATTTTGTTCTCCATTTTTGTTTGCCCCAATCCTTTAAACTTTTCTGTGATTTAGCCAGACCCATTTTTATTTATAACCACCACCAGCTTTTTTATAAGCCTTCGCCATTGCCTGGGCCTTCCTAGCTGACCATTGTCCTGCGGCGGTCCCATGTGATGCTTGTGATTTTATACGGTTAAATATTCTTTTACGTAGTCCTGGTTTAGTATAATTTCCAGCTTTGTTTACAGTAGATTTACTTTTTTTCTTTTTTACAGATCCACCTTTTTTAGCTTTGATAACTCCTCGTCCAATCAAAACATCTTTACGAGTTATTTTACCATCACCACTTAAATCAGTTAATTTTTTCTTAGCCATTATTTCCCCCTTTTAAATAAATTCATTGCTGCTGGTCCCGCCTTCACGCCAAAAGAAACTGAGCAGGCCAGATATAATAAATGTTTATAATAGTCCGGAAGTGAGTGCAGTGCCTCAAACCCAGCTTTTATGTGTGGTGTCCATCCAGGCACGAAAACAGCAATCGCCGGCGCCAGTAGGCAAATTAAAATTAGTTCGTCTTTCCACGATCCTTTCATTTGATCTACAGCTGCTGCCTCCCACTTAATTTTTCCGGCAGCGATGTCTTCTTGTTTTTTCTTTTCTGCTTTAATTTGTGCAATCTTAACTTCGCCTTTTAGTTTCTTCGTTTCAACGAAGCCACGAACTGCATCCGTGGCTACGCCTAGTAAGGGTTTAGCTAAAAGTTGCCAAACCATAAGTTAGATTGCTCCAATTACTATGATTACGATTATTGCAACAATAGCTGCCTTAATCCAATCTTTCATTTTCCAGTCAGACCATTCTTTCAAATGCTCCCACAAATCTTTTAATAAATTCATACAACCTCCTAGTTAATGAATTGTTAAATTGAAGTCTGCTTCAAATTCAACGGTATTTTCTAGCTCATGTTCGCAGTTTTTGCAATCACATGATTGACAAGAACCTCCGTTACCACAGTGGCAAGCATGACTACAATGCTTACACTCCACTAATACAAGCCTTTAAACTTAACTTTTTTAATTTGTACGTTACTAGTTTGACCTTTTGGTCCCGCACCTTTATTTTGTTTAACTTTAGGTCCTTCTACTGTTGCACTATACACATCTGCAATTTGTGTTTTGTTAACATTAGGTCCTGCATAGGGATTCATGTCATTAGAAACAGTCATTTTTGCATTAGGGTATAATGAACCATTGATGAACTTTGGTTTAGGGTTATTTAATGCCATAATATCTCCTTTAATGATAAGTTATATTGTCTGACTCTACTATAAAACTTTTATTGGCAAAATCAAACAAGATTTGTGCCTCTGTAGGCCCTACCTCTTCTATCAAAAGAAGTTTTGAAACGTTTATGAGAGCTGTTGCAAACTCTATAGGGTTAACTTTGTTGGCATCGATGGCTACTTTAGCTGTATTATAGATTTCTCGGTACCATTTGTCTGGATCTTTCACGTTATTTGTCCTTATTCATCTTTTCAAGGGCTACTCTTGCACGTAATTCAGCAATATCTTCAATAGAATCTATTTTTTGTGACTGTAAATCCTCTTTTTGTTGGAATTTTGCCTTATCAAGAGCAATTTTTTCCTGTCCTTCGTTAACTTTACGTTGAACATCTTGTTCTTGTATACTTAATTCCTTCTCACGTAGTGCAACTAGCTGATCTGCGCCCTGTGCTTCAAGGAAATCTTGCTCTTCTGCTACCATATCGTTAGTTAATTCAGCAATTCTAACCGCAATTTGCGATTCTATCTGTTGTTGTACCTGCTGCATCTGTTGTTGCATCTGTGGATTTTGCGCCATCATAGGATTTTGCATCTGCATTTGGAATTGTTGTAGTTGTGGTCCCATCTGTTGCATAATTTCTTGTCTTGCAAGTAATGCAGTGTGCTCAGAAATATGACCTTGCAATAATGCTAACACTTGTAAGTTAGATTTTACAAGTCCACTAGACATAAATGCTCTATGTGCATCAATGTGTGCTTGATGATTTTGTATTTCAAAAGCACGAAGCGGTTTTAATCCCAATGCTAAAGCGTTTTCAACGCCTGGATCAATTGGTTTTGGTTCAGGAGGAGGAGGTAGTAATGCTTCAATATTTTGTACGTTTAATGCTTGATACATACGACGATAAGCTTCCTGTAAATTATGTATTTCTGGTGAAGCTTGTGCCAGTTGTAATTGTAATTGAGCCATTGCCACTCTCTGTGACATTGAAAACATATTTGGATCTGAAACAGGAATGATGTCAACACGATCATCAAAGTCTGTTTGTTTAATCATTTGATTACCACCAACTACGGCGTATGGATATTCAGGTGGTAAGAAAGTTCCAAATACTTTTGCTAATAATTTGAATTCATGTTTCTGTGCGTAATGTAAACGTTTGTGAATAGCGCTCATAACTTTTGCGCCTTGTTCCATCATTGCTAAAGTTGTACCAACAGGTGCGTTGGTATTTGTTTCAGAAATTTTCATGTCAGCTACTGCTGCAAATTTTTGTCCAGCATCAACACAAAAACCTAAAAGATTAAATAAAGTTGGATCAGGTCCCTTGTATGGTAGTGGCATCAAACCGGAACGTAAGTCCCCGCTTGGTGCATCTATGTCTCTGAACTCTCCTGGTTGTAATGGACTGTCATCATCAGAGATTCGTATACCTTTGGCTTTGAATCCGGCTGGTAAATTGGAAAGTGTTCCCGCATCAATAAGTTGACGGAGCGTAAAGGTAGCCGTTCTTGATAAACCCCCGAGCATATGGATAAGACCAAAACCGTAAAAACCAAGACCAGGAAGGAATTTGTAGTGAACGAAGTATTCGATTTTTTTTCTAAGGGGATCTGTCTCTTGATAGTTTCTGTAGATAGATAATATTTTATTTGAGCCCTCATCAATTGTTACAATGTATGGCACTTTAATACCAGTAGGTTGTCCTGTTGTAACGTCGATATCTTCGAAACCTTCTATGTCTAAATCGCAATGCACTTCGTACAAAGTATACACTTCATCATCGTACGAATTTTTTTCTACTCCTTCGAGTTGATTGTATTTTTTCTGTATGTTTGTTTCATCATTACTTGTTTGAACATCTACGTCTCTATAAAATCCTGCCACCTGTTGTTTGAGTAAATCATTTTGTGACATCTTTACGATATGCGTAACACGTTCCGCTGATTGTAAATCTGTTGCTAAATAGTTGACAACTAAATCTTCACTTGGAATAAATTTTGAAACTGCTGATTGTTTTGTTGAATCGTAATAAACTTTTTTAAATGCTGAACCTGCAAGTGGTAAATGAAAAAGTAACTGATCCATGTCTGGTGTGTACTCTTGCATCTTATCTGTAATTTGATAGTTCATGAAATCTTGAACTCTATCTGCTTGTGCTGAAGTTTCTGGACTCTCTGCACCAACGACTGTTGTTTTAACTGGACCACTTGGTGGTAATAATTCTTTAAATGCTTGTGCTTGAAACTGTGTAACTGATTCTGCTAATAGTGGATGTGTAACACTGCTCGCTCCTTGAAATGGCTCGGTACGTTCTTGATGTTTAAATCCTAATAAATCTAATCCTTTGGTGTATGAAGACTCCCACTCGTGCCGTGATTCACGGTCCGCTTTTACTTCTCCAACTATATCACTAGCGATCTTACCTAATTTATTATCGTCTAAGAACTCTGCTAAGTTGTCTGCGAATCCCGCAGCTACAGGCCTGGATGACGGATCAAAGTCTATAACCGCTCCACCTTCTTCTGTTTCTTCAACTTCTATTTCTTGATTATCATTAATGCCTTTAACAATGTCACTTGCTTCAACATCAATAGTATCTTCAACTTCTAAATCAGGATTTGCAACTCCTGTAATTCTTTTATCAACAGCCATTATCTTCTCGCTTTTCCATAACCACGTTTCGCTGCTCCACCAGAACGCATTCTCATTGGTTTCATTTCAGCCACAAAACCTCCATGACCAAAATCTTTTACATAGTTTGGATTGATTGTAAATAATTCTTGTTTAATAATTTCTATTTGATCATCATCACCATTTGCAATAGCATCTTCAAGAAGATCTCTTAATTGTTTTACTCTACTCTCGACCATAGGTCCTCCTACACATCATTATAATAAGATCGCTGCACACCAAGTTGGAGTGGAGGATCTTCGTAATCTTCTGGATGAACAACAAAATTACCTTGACGGAACCTTAACATAGCTTGGGTCATACTGTCTACTAAATCATCATGTTCACCATATGGAAAAGCCGCACACTCTTCCACCATCTCTTCTGCCCATCTTTCGTCTGGACGCCAGACCATGCCAGCTTCAAACAAAGGTGCAACAGAATTGACACGTACATGTTTATCATTTCCTTTGCTCGGTGTAAAGTTAACAACGGGAATACCCATGGTCCGTAGTTCGTGAGTCAGCGGCATACCTGATGCTTTTGCCTCCACGATTATTGTTTCAGGTTCCCAGTATCTATATTCTTCCATTGCAACTTTTTTTAATTCAGGAAAATCCCATCTACCTTTTTTACAATCAATTAAAATTGCATGAGGCTTACCGTTTTCTTCAGGGTAAAATATTCCCCAGGTACTGATTGCACTAAAGTCTGCAGTTTCTTTTTTACTAAATGCTGTATCATAACTTTGTATGACATGTATCAAATCTGGTATACGCTCTCCCTCCCATAGCTTCCACCATTCACGTTTGATGATGGAACCTTCTTCAGAGGTTGGTTGTTGTTGCCATTGTGCTTGCCACTTCTGTTCTGTCAAAGAAGCTTTCACTGATTCCAGTTCTTCTAGTTTCCAATACTGTGGCCAGATAGGTTCATTACTTGGAAGTATTGCAGGAAATTCTACAACCTCCCATTGATCTGCTTTTGGTTCTGATTGTGATTTCATTAACTGTCCAGTCAAATCTTTTGTTGACCAACGGGTCATAACAATTAAAATGCGCCCGCCAGGTTGTAAACGTTGACGAGGACCAGAAGTATACCACTCATAAGCATTATCCATAGCAGTCTCACTGAGAGCGTCTTGCTCTGAATGAGGATCATCAATGATAAGTAAATCAGCACCACGACCAGTAATAGCACCACCAACACCAGCCGCAAAATATTCTCCACCATGATTTGTTTCCCACCTTCCTGCAGCTTTACTATCTGCACTTAAATTTACATTTTCAAAAACATTTTTATATTCTCCAGTTCCCATCAAGTTTCTAACCTTACGACCGAACCGGTATGCGAGTTCCGCTGTGTGTGTAGTTTGAATTATTTTTAATTTAGGATTTATACCCATCATGTAAGCAGGAAATAAATATGATGCAAATTCTGATTTGGTGTGCCTTGGTGGCATGTTCACGATCAAACGTTTTATCTTCCCCTCTGCTAAATCTTGAAGCTTGGATGCAGTCTTAAGGTGGTGGGGCCCTTTGACAAAATCTGGCCACATTATTCTAACAAAATTTAAAAAATTATCTTGAGCTGCAGCCTTTAGTTTTAGTTCGTTTTCACGAAGCAGCAGCTTGAGTTCTTCAGCTGTTGGTTTATTCATGGTATCTTTTTTATCCTATATGTTTGTGTATATCATTAATCATAGGTCGCTGTCAAAAACCCGCCCGCAGCAAATAGGGGGTGGGGTAGTTAAAAAAAGTTTTGGACATTTAGATAGAGTAGGGGTTACCTTTTTGGATTGTGTTTAGATTTCACGTGAAAGGGAAGGTGAGAGCAGCCGAAATGAAGACTAAACAAAAACTACTCTCACTATATTAATATGAAAAATAAATAAAATACTGCAAACAAGGCTGTGGATAAGTTATTAAAAAAAAGTTAAAATAAATAAATTATTATCTTGTATTATCTTTTATAATGTTTATATTAGAATTATATCAAGCTTGGTTGAGCAAATGACTGACAACCTCTGGATGAAAAAGCCAGCTGCCCGTGATAGGAAGAAAGAAAGTCTACCAACTGATATTTAACCCAACTGACAGGAGTTATCCTTGAAGAAAAAACAAAAAGGAAGAACAGAGAAATTGTCTCTGATGCCTGAAGACCTTGATGAGTATCATATCATCAAGCCGATAGGGCTCTTCCATGTTTACCAAACTCAAGAAGACCTTGAGAACTATTTCCAGAAATTTTCTGGGAATGAATTGTTCCTTGTTCATCTGGGGGCGGCGCTACAGTGGAACTGCTTGGCTTACCAGCTTAAAGGTAACAAGCTAGCAGAAAAGCCGCTGCAAGCAAACTTTAAGAAATAGTTATCAAGGGGCGTTATCGCCCCTTGCTTCTAAAAGAAAGGAGGTGAATTACATGGAGAAAGTAACAAAGAAAACTACAGTGGTTGGATTTGCGGAAGCATTATCACAAACACTTGATATCATTGCCAAGAAGATGAATGAGCAACAAAGTCAAATTAATGCGGCTCATAGTTTGATTGACAATTTACAAAGAGAACTAGACGAAATAAAATACCCAACAAGAAAACAAATTAAATAGTTTCAATGTTGGGTTGAAAGGAGGGGGGCGATTACGCCCCCTAATAATTCAACCAATAGGAGAAAGTATGATGACAAGAAAACATTATGAAGAGATTGTCAAAATTTTAGCACAGCACAAAGTCAGTGAAGAATTACTCATGGATTTAGCGTGTGCATTTGAAAAAGACAACCCACGCTTTGAGGTAGGGCGATTCATGCACAGATATATAGCATTACAGAACGCCTTACAATCAGAGGACTATGTTGTTAATCAACATGGAGAAATAGTAGAAAAGTAAAAAAAGTTTTGATTAATAGACACGGCTTGAGTTTATATACAAGCATAGTATGCCTTCCCTCAAGCTGATATGATGATTTAATTATATCGTTTTAATCAAGAAGGGTAGGGGCTTAGCCCCTACTTTTATTTTAATAGCGCTTCTAAATTCCAAATCCCTTCCCTTTTTAGCTGGTTCAAAGCGTCGTTCCAGCCTTCCTTATAACAATCAACACTTGTCTTTTCATGAAAGTGTTTATTATCTTCCAACAAATTTCTATAAACCCTCACCAAATGAGGTAAATGCATGTCCATTATATTAATTTCTTCGTCCCTGCTTTTTGAATAGCGTACGTTTAGTGAATCATCAAACATATCTGAGGGGGTTTTGCGTCCGCTTATTATGCTTTCGATTTCTAATAATTTTTTTATTTCCATATTTTTAATTGCGTTTGTTTAGTGTTAGTTTAGCTGGCCCGGCGGATCCAGGCCAGCAATTGCCGGTCACTTGTTAAAGTTTGAAATCTTGTTAAAGTGTGACAACATCCCTTGATATATATCATTTGCATATCGATGCTCAACGTATCGAACCCGGGCAGCCCTGGCCCTTATATCTTTATTGAAGTCGTCGACATTTTCACGCCACCAATTAAGGGCGGCGTCAGTGTGTAACATAAATTTTACAAGCGTCCCTTCGTTAACTATTCCAACGTGATTTTTTAACATTGTTTTTTTCCTTTCTTTATTATATAAAAGACTATAAAAGAAAATAAAATATAAGTCAATAGGAGAATGAAAAGAATGTACACATTAAAGAAAGCTAAGCAATTGACGGGCGGGGGAATCTCTAACGTTAATAAAAAAATGCCTGGTTATACGTACGGCCTAAGCGCTAAGCGCTGCAAGACTGGCGGCAAGCTGCAGCAGGTCCCGGGGTCAGTGTGTTTTAATTGTTATGCGATGAAAGCTAATTACTTTTATCCATCCGTAGTGACGGGTCACGCCAGGCGATTAAGATCTATAAACAATAAAAACTGGACCGCTGCAATGATCCAGTTAATAACACATTATGAAAAAGAATATTTCCGCTGGCATGATTCCGGAGATATCCAAAGCCTGGAGCACCTGGCCAAAATTTGCGCTGTAGCTGCAGGAACCCCTCACATAAAACACTGGTTACCAACAAGGGAAAATAAAATTGTAAAAGAATACAAGGAGCAGGGCGGGGTCATTCCAGATAATCTTGTTATAAGATTGAGCGCTACAATGATTAACGGGGCGCCTTCAAATATTCATGAGCATTCAAGCACCGTACACACGCCAGGCGTTGAGCCTATCGGGACCGCTTGCCACGCAAGCAAGCAGAGCGGCCGCTGCCTGGACTGCCGGGCGTGCTGGAATCCATCAATCAAGAATATATCATATGAAAAACATTAAGATCTATATTGAATATTTTATATTGTACCTGGTTATATATTACTTCATTATTAAACCCATACTTTGGATGATCGACAAGTCCCGTGAAGACTGATTTGTCAACCGTTACTACCCGTTACTAGTCTGCAAATGTTTAGTGTCGAAGCTTGAAAAGTTTGCGTCAGTTTAGTGTCCCTGCTTCGTGGATCTTGCGTCAGTTTAGTGTCCCCTTTTGCGTCAGTTTAGTGTCAGAAATTCAACGACCTTCCCCCAGTCAAATGGTTTGTGAAACACGGCCAATGGTTCACGGATATTGTTTGATATATCAATGCTCTGTATTCCCCCATAGATTTCTAGGGTGGTCTGTTCGAGGGGGGTGGCTATGATAAAACATCTACCACCTTTTAATGCGTGATTATAATTCCAAGAAATTTGATGAGGGGACAGCTTAATTTTGCTACGATTTGCTACTTTCAATTCTACTGTAAAAAAGCCACAATTTTGGTGGCAACCAAGCAGGTCAGGAAAGCCCATAATCGTTGTAGTTTCTACTCTATTCCACAATATTTCTGGTGTATTCTCTTTTATCAGATACCATAATTTTCTTTCTGGTTTGCGTAGCATTTTACCTTGTAAATAGTAGCATAAAAAAAGATAAAAATTTATACATTTATGTCTTGTATAATCTTGTAAATAATTATAAGACAAACTAACCATTTAAAACAAAGGAGTATTTTATGGCTAAAATAGAAAGTAGAAGTAGAATGTTGTTTGAATATCCTGAACATGAAATTGAAATTGAATGGAATGGTTCAGCAACTTATAATGTTTTTACAGGTGGTAAAAATGTAAATTGTTTTACTGATTATTCAGCAAAGACAATAGAACAAGCTCAAGTTATTGCAGACGAATGGCTCGAAGAAGAACTAGAACAAGAAAGAGAGGCACACTATGGCTGAAATGAAAGTATATCAGAGAGAGCATTTTCAAAGAAAGATTAGAGATTTGCTTCGACCTGAAATAGAGAAAGAAGAAATGCTTATGTCATCTACCATAGCAGATATGGTAGATAGTGCAGAGGAAGGTTTAGCGAGGAAGATAGGCGCTGACATTATTATTGATGACCTACGAAAAGCTAGACACAATCTTGACAAAGCAGAAAATAAAGCTCGAACATTTTTTAAACGAACTTCTAATAAAAGAGTTTCGTGGAAGAATAGTATAAATGAATATGATTGGGGTAATTCAGATAGAATTACACCAGAGAAATGTGAGAAACAAATTAGAAAGTGGGCTGAAAAACTTGCTGAAAAAGAAGCAGAGAAATTACCTATCGGTAAAAGAATTGCATACTTGAAAGCATTACAAACCAAAGCAGATGACTCTGTAATGGAAGCTCATGTTAGTTCTGATTTGAGAGACATGTTAGGGCAAATCTTACAACCTGCTGGATTGAGTTGGGATAGAGAACTTCCTGCTCTTGTGCCACCAAGTGAAGAAAGACCTGATGACTAAGAGTTTGCCTTTGGTTTTCCATGCAGCATGGGTTAAACTTGTTATCCAAAGGTAAAATGGCTTGGGTAGTGCCAATGCAAATATGCGAAGCGATAGCTTTAAAACTACCCACTTTAACCCATTAACAAAGGAGAAAGATATGGGACTAGACCAATATATGTTAAGCTCTTCAGGAGAAAAAGAATACGACTGGAGAAAACACGCAAGACTTCAGGTCTTTATGGCTAGAAAATGGCGTGAAAAATATCCTGATAAAGAACCAGAGGGTTCTTTTAATTTAGGATTTAATGCAGGGGACGAGCCACTTGTATTACAAAAATCTGACCTTGATGATTGGGAAGAAGAAATCAAAAATGAATATTGGAACTCATTTGCTAGTGATGGATTTTTTTGGGGACAACAATTCCAAGAAGAGCAAGTCAAGGAATATAAAAAGCAAGACCAAGAAGCATGTGATTGGGCAAGAACCCAATTAGAGCAAGGTCATGAAATAAAATACGAGTGTAGTTGGTAAAGAGTAGGGGGATTTATTCCCCCTATTTTTTTGAAAGGAAATTATGATTAAACAATTATTATTAAGAATAGTGTGGTTGTATATAAAATATGGTATACACCCAAGAACTAAAAAAAATTCTATAACTAGAATTAGAAAGGATTAGTATGATTAAAAAATTATTTAATTTATTTAAAAGAAGAAAGAAGAATAAAAGTTTAGTGTGGTTGCATATCCATACCTCCCAAAATCGTGGTGTCATTGGGTGGTTAGCTCATGATAAAAAAACATTTGTCAAAGGTGAGGATAATTTTCAATACAAAGGATTGTTAAGAAGAGGGTAGTTTAGCTTTCTTTTTTTTGTTCAATCTCGGGTATCTCTGTGAAGTCTGCATCTATTATATCCCCATACAACTTGCGTATATCTTTAAGTCTTGCTTGAACTTGCTCAAGATTCATTGTGTCTATGGAGTTTAGTGTATGTATGTTTTGTGTGTGATTATAAAATCCTGCTGCTTGACCTCGATTCTTTTCTGCTTGAACAGAGGCTGACCAAGCCTTATCTTCCTGTGCTGCTCGAGATAAGTCATCAAGTCTTTTTACATGACGATCGAAAGTAACTGCAGTTTTGTGTTGCATTTCTTTTTTGAGTTCATCTAAATATCTAACAACCTCTGGATTTCTTTGGACATTTAGTAATTCAGAAGCAGTAGTTCTAGCTCTATCAGTAGAATACCCTGCCCTTCTGGCAGCTTCAGTAGGGGTTATGGCTCCATCTTCACGGACTAATTCATTAACAAATTTTATTTGTTTAACAGTTAATCTTTTATTCATACGTTTAGTTTAGCGTAAATATATAGTTGTTTTAAAAGTAAAACACAAATTATTTTGTCGGTTACTTATTTGACAAGGCAGGTAACTGTAAGTTACTGTATAAGTAACCCATATTATTGTTATATTTCAGTAAGTTGTGTGTTAAAGTTACTTGGTTACTTCAAAATTAAAGTTTTGTGTATAAAAGTTTAGCTTAAAACTTTAAATACATCTTACTAATCTATAAAAAACTTCGGATCTTCTTGTACAGGTTTCATAATTTTGCGTAAAACAGCGTGTCCTTCAGCCAAAATACTGGCCCACTCTTCCTTCGTATAGCTACGATCGTACTGTTGCTTCCAAAATTTTACTGAAATTGTGCCACATTTTAAGCACTCTTGTATTTTCCGAACCGGACTATTGGGCAATCTAATGCTCATAGATCTCCTTTGTTTGTTCGTGCGTGATTTTAAGTTATTTTACGAGAAAAGTAAATAGAAAAGGGGCCGGAGGAATCTGGCCCCTATCTTCGAGAGCAAACCAAGCGGAGTATTTTATGTTAAAAAGGTGGTTCACCCTCAAACTTTACGACTGGATTACTTGGGATAAATCTTGTAGTTTTTGAATCCTTCTGGATCCAACGGTGGTCCGTGATACGCAACTGGGTTTCCGTTGTCATCGTCCCACGATTGACTAACATATTCATCCTCCTTAATCTCGCCTTGCGAGTCACAAACTTTGCACTGTTCAACTGATTCACTTGCCTCCCACCGAAGCCGAATGAACCCATTACCTTTGCATTCCTGGCAAATAATCATAACGCCTCCTAAGTATACTATGTAATCGTTCCCAACGCAATCTCATCGCCATTTGCTCAACAGTTCTGGGATCTCTGAGAGCAGACTTTGATGCCTTTTCGTATTCTTTTACGAGCCTAGCTCTAAGAGTATTCTTCTCAGCCATGACTCCTCCTTTCTCATTTCCATGTACATCCACATACACATTTCTTTACTATAATATTCATGCTCTCTCTCGCACTCTTTCACATACATCCTGAAGGGTGAGTGTAAAACAAAGATCCAGACACAAATAATTATAGTCAAACAAATCAACCCAGTTCTAGCAAGTTGTAACATTTTATACAATACCACCAGTACATAGGCGTCCCCTTCGACTTACCCTTCTGAACACAGAGCATCATTTCTTTAACATGTTCTATGCCACAGTTAGTGCATTGATATTTCATGCGGATCCCTCTGGTTTAGTAATGGCTAGATACTGCTCATCAAGATTATCGTTGCCAAGTTCCCACTGAATCCTAGACCAGATGTGTAACTCATTTGATCCCCATTTCTTCATCCACTCTTCAGCAGACATATTCTCAGCATCCTCTTCCATTTCCATGAGCATGTTTTTCATTCTACCCATCGTTCTTCTCCTGTTCGTTTTTGTATCTGTTAACCAAATACTCTATCGTTCTACTAACTGATCTCATCTCAGCTTCTGCTAAATCATGTAGCATCTTCCAAGTTTCAATCGAGATAGTCACTGATTTAAATTTACTTGTGTCCATTACCTCTCCTCTTTGACATCAATTGTTAACTCAACAGTTTTATCAGACCATCCACCAGTAACAGTTTCAAACCACTGCTCTAACAGAGGCACTAACTTTCTTAAATCAATGCCATCACTACCATCAAGACTATCAAGTAACTGATTCTTTTTATCTTTACCATTGGTCCACTTTGTACCAATGTTATTTACTTTGTATTTATTTATATACATACTTTCTCCTTTGTATTAAGTTATAATATAAGCATATAACAGATTAAGTCAACCATTCTTTGAACTCTTCACCTAAAACTTTACTTGCGATGTTGATTTTATTACGAAGAGCCTTTACTATTCGCTCGTCCACAGTTTTTTCAGCGATCAGATCTATATAAGTAACATTACTTTTTTGTCCGATCCGGTGTGCACGATCCTCAGACTGTATTCTTTTCTCCAAGTCATAGTTATTCGAATAATAAACTACAGTCTTGGCAGCAGTCAGTGTCAATCCATACCCTGCAGTCTGTTGATTACCAACAAAGTATCGAAGCGATGACTCCTTGTCCTGAAACCTCTGAACAATACCCTGTCTCTCTTCATCAGGTGTATCACCGTAATACGTAGCGACTGTTTCTTTTCCATACTTTTTAGAAATAGTATCGTAGATAGTGCGAATGTCTTGACGATAGTTGGCCCAGATGATAACCTTCCCGTCCACTTCTTCCAAGATATCCATTAACTCTGTGATACGATTGTTTTTAAATATCTTTGTTTCGCCACTCTCTGTAATCAGATGACCACAACTAATTTGATGAAGTCTTAACAACTGTGTCATTACTGTGCTAGCTGATAACACACTACCATCTTCAAACAAAGTAAGAGCATACTCTTTCATTTCTCTGTATGCTTTTTTCTGTTCGTCAGTTAAATCTACTTGTCGCTTGGTATAAATTTTTTCTGGTAAGTCCAAACAATCCTCCTTCAATACTCTGTAAGAATATGGATCAAGTAAACCAGACAGCTCACCTAAATTTTTATATCCTACTACTTTGTTAAATGTATGTGTTCCAACATTAGTTCTTACTTGAACAGTGTATCTATTTTTAAAACTGTAGTAAGAAGCATGACCTAATATGGCAGGATCAAGAAACTCACACTGAGAAAACAAATCAATTGGATCTCTTGTGACAGGTGAACCTGTAAGTATTCGTCTGTACTTTGCAAGTGTACTTAACTTCAATGCATTCTTTGTTCTGATTGCTTTAGGATTTTTTATTGTGGTGCTCTCATCAATAACAACTAGAGCTCTATGTCCATTGAGAAATCGTTCAGCGAACCGTGCTCCCTTTGTCGTATGTAACGCTTCTATATTCATCAAGAAGATATCAAGCGTCAAGTCCTTTGGATCTTTAAGAATACTATCAAGTAATTCTTTCTCTAACTTATTAGGTGTAGGTGTCCAGGCTACAGTAAAGTCTTCAATGTGATTCGGTAAGTGCGTAGGTATTTCCTGGCGTTGCCAGTTACGATACACTCCCTTTGGTGCAAGTATCAACGCACCATTTATCTTGCCGTTGTCATACAGCATAGACATGTTATCGATAAGAACCTTTGATTTACCGGTTCCCATCTCCATGAAATAGGCATAGTTTTCTTTGTCCCATGACTTTTTCAAGGCAGTAATTTGATGTGCATAAGGCACAGTTTTAAACGGGTAGTCCATAATTTCTCCTTAATCTTTCTAGATTAAACATATAACACTTGCATTTTAAAAATCAATAAGTATATGTTAGATAAGAAAGCTATGACAGTATATGTAGTACAAGAAAAATCTGGAGTGGATATCACAGACGCTTTACGATTTGGTAAGTTTGAAAATCTTTTACCTCGTAAAGATCAATTGATGATTAGTTCACAACCTGTAGTGCATGCACTAAAGAAAAAATTAAAAGACTTTTCTGATGACGATTACATATTGTGTCTTGGTGATCCTTCTATTATTGCAACTGTTGCAGTTGTTGCAGCAAGCATGAATCGTAATAGATTTAAAATGCTGAAGTGGGATAGACATTTAAAAAAATATTATCCTGTTGAGGTAAACACAAACTAATGGAGAAAGTAATATGTCATTATTCGAAGACTCAAAGAAAGCTATCCAAGAACTAGAAGGTTCTGGTGATGATAGACTTAAAGCTGTTGGTACTTTTTGTGATCAGTTAGAAACTGTTCGTAAAAAAATATCTGACAGAAAAGCAGAACTAAAAAGATTAGAAGAGGAAGAGTTCAAACTAGAGAACGAATCCATCCCAACATTATTAGATGAGATAGGAATGAAAGCAGTCACGCTTAGTTCCGGATCTAAAGTAGAGATACAAGAAGTTTATAAAGCACACATAAGTGAAGCTAACAAAGCAGAAGCATTTGCTTGGCTAAGAGATAATGGGTTTGATGATATTATTAAAAATGATATTGTCTGTAGTTTTGGAAGAGGTGAAGAAGATAACGCTACTGAATTGTATTCACGTTTACGTGATGAAGGACAAGCTCCTATTCAGAAGAGTGGTGTTCATGCCTCTACCCTAAAAGCATTTGTCAAGGAACAGATTCAAAAAGGATCAGATATTCCTCAAGACAAATTTGGTGTCTATGTAACCAACAAAGTGAAAATCACATAGTGAAACGAAAATATAAGGAGAAATAAAATGGCAAATAAAACTGCTGTAACCAAGGCAACCACCACTGCGGTGGCAGAGGTTGTTCCCTTCGAATCTTTTCGAGGGATGGGATTCGATAACATCGATGCCCAAGACTACGCTACTCCTAGATTAAAAGTCTTAATGGCTTTATCTCCAGAGGTAGCAGATGAGACTGTTGCAGGTGCAAAACCTGGAATGATCTACAACAACGTCACGGAGGAATTGTATAGTGGGGACAAAGGTATCCTCGTTATGCCATGTGGCTTTGCAAGAGAATATGTAGAGTGGAATAATATAGGTACTGGAAGTAATGCTCCTGTTAATGTTTATCCTGCTACATCAGATATCTTGACGAAGACAACTCGTGACGCACAAAACAAAGATAGATTAGAGAATGGCAACTACATTGAAACATGTGCCAATCACTTTGTCTTTGTTGTTAATGAAGGAGGACCGTCCGATAATGGTATGCTTGGAAGTCCTTGTGTTATCACTCTTAAATCAACAGGGTATAAACGTAGTAAGAAGTTCAACTCTCTTATTCGTTCCGTGATCCCTAATGAGTGGCCAATGTTTTCTGGTTTATTCAGAGTAACAACGACCAAACAAAAGAATGATAAAGGTACCTGGCATACATTTGATTTCGGGTTTGAAAGATTACTCGATCAATCAAAAGAAAAGGACATTGCACTCTTCACAGAGGCTAGACGTTTTGCTGAAACGGTTAGTAAAGGAGAAGCGAAAGTATCTCCTGAACGAGGAGAAGGCAATGCGACCGAAACGGAGCAAGCTACTCCGTATTAGGGCAGCTGGTGAGGGCGAATAATCTTCCGATAGTTCGCCCTCATTTTAATTAACAACGAAAGATACAATGAGTGTAGAAAAATTTAAAGACGTTTTTAAAGGTTTAGAAAGAGCACACGGAGTATATGTTCCGGGCGAAGTTAAAGACAGCGGTAAGCGTGGTGGTAAATCATACATAAAAAAAGAACCAGTTACATCACAACATTGGATAGATCACATAGAAGGTAAAGATCCTAGTCTTGGTATTGTTCCTATCATGGATGATTCAACTTGTAGGTGGGGTTGTATAGATGTTGATACATATCCGTTAGATCATAAAAAATTAATTAGTAACATAGAGAAGTTAAAATTACCTTTGATTGCATGTCGATCAAAAAGTGGAGGCGCACATTTATTTTTATTTATTGATGGTGTTGTGTCTGCAAAATTAATAAGAAATAAATTAACAAGCTTTGCATCTTTGTTGGGGCATGCTGATTGTGAAATCTTTCCTAAACAAATTGAATTGCAAGCAGACAGAGGAGACACAGGAAACTTTTTAAATCTTCCTTATCATGGGGGTGATGACTCAATGCGTTATGCCTTTGATAAAAAAGGAGAGTCACTATCACTAAATGAGTTTCTTTCTTTCGTTGATGAAAGAAAAATAACAGAAGATAAATTAAGAAACTTTAAAACAAAACAAGTTAAAAAGGTGGAAGAGCTAGAAGATGGACCCCCTTGTTTACAAACTTTAATTAGTGTAGGCATTGATGAAGGTGGAAGAGATAATGTTTTATATCAGTATGCAGTATATGCGAAAAAGAAATGGCCAGAAAAATGGCAAGATAAAATTTCTGAATTTAATTTTAAATACATGAAGCCGCCCCTTGGTCATGCACAAGTAACAAAGACAATCAACCAACATGATAAAAAAGATTATCAATATAAATGTAAAGACCAACCAATGTGTTCAAGATGTGATGCACCACAATGTCGTTTAAGAAAACATGGTATAGGTGGAGAGTATGAAAGTAAGTTTTCTGATTTACAGAAGTATGATTCAGATGAACCTGTTTGGTTTTTAAATTTTGAAGAGCAACGATTAGTTTTAAATACAGAAGAACTATTTGATCAACGTAAATTTAGAAAGAAATGTATGGATGCATTAACACAATTACCTAATGCACTCAGCCCTGCTGCGTGGACCGCAAAGATTCAAAGCTTACTCGAGAACGTAGAGATAATAGAAACTCCACCAGAGATAACGAAATGGGGGCAGTTTGATTCTTACTTGTATTCTTTTATTTACGATCAAGGTGTATCAGATAGAGAAGAAGAGATAGCAATTGAAATGCCTTGGGAACATGAAGGTAAAATATATTTTCAACCTAAAACTTTAAAAGAATATTTAAACAAGAAAAGATTTTCTTCTCTTACTCCTACAGAAATGCACGCAAGAGTTATGCAAGATTTAGGAGGAGGATCACACAGAAAAAAAGTTAAAGGAATTACATATTATTTATGGTATGTACCTTCTAAACAGATAGAACAAAAAGATTTATACATACCGGACATGAAAAAGAAAGAAGCCTTTTAATGATTAACATTATCTTTGGCCCTCCTGGCACAGGTAAAACACATAAACTTTTAACTATTGTAGAAGAAGGATTGGCTAAAGGTATTGATCCTGATCAGATAGGTTACTTTGCTTACACTCGTAAAGCAGCTAATGAAGCAGTCACTCGTGCAGTAGAACGTTTTCCTCAGTATGATAAAAAAGATTTTAAATACTTTAGAACATTACATAGTTTAGCTTATCTTGAATTAGGTTTAAGTGATTCATCTTTAATGGATGATACTGACTACAAAGAAGTATCTGATTTATTAAATGTAAAATTATCTAATCCAACAAACAAGTATGATAATTATGGGATGGGTTGGCAAGATGATAAGTTTGTAAACATTATAGATCTTGCAAGAATAAAAGATGTAAGTTTAGAGCATCAGTTTTGTCAGAAAACAACAGGCCATCTTCCTGGTGGTTTTTTAAAACTACGTAAGATTGCTACAGGTTTAGAAAAGTATAAACAACAAAATGGTTTTATGGATTTTACTGACATGATCATAGAGTTTAATAAAAGAAAACAATCACCAAAATTTAAATTACTTATCATTGATGAAGCACAAGATCTTAGCAGCATTCAATGGAACATGGTAGATATATTAGCAAAAAATTCTACACATACTTACATCGCTGGCGATGATGATCAAGCTATCTTTGAGTGGGCAGGTGCAGATCCATGGAGATTTAAAAGTCAAAAAGGTAATAGGATTATTCTTGATCAATCGTTCCGTGTACCGTTAGCCGTGCAACAAAGAGCAAATGCCGTGATCAGTCGTGTAGATGATAGGGTACATAAAGATTGGAAGGCCACGGACCGTGATGGTTCATTGAAGTTACGAGTTAATCCATACGGTCATGTAGATTTTTTAAAAGATGATTGGCTAATACTAGCACGCACAAATTATTTATTAGATAAGGTAGAAGAAGAATTAAAAACAAGAGGTATATTTTATCAACGACACAATTCTAAATCAGTAAGTGATCGTTTACTACTAGCTATCAATACCTGGACACGTTTAACTAGAAATAAAACAGTTGCATTTGAAGGTGTTAAAGCAATGTATCATTACATGAACGTGGATGTAGGTGTGAAGTATGGATCAAAGACAATGCCACGAGCTAATCAAGAAAAAGAATATACTTATGAAGAGTTAAAAAAAGATCATGGTTTACTTTTATCTCAGGAATTAAGATGGGATGCAGCACTTGATAGAATACCACCAACTAAGTTAGCTTATTTGTTGGCAGCTTTAAGGCGTAATCAAAACTTTAATCATGAGGCAAGAGTAAAACTTTCTACTATACATGGATCAAAAGGAGGAGAGGCAACCAATGTATTATTGTTTTCTGATTTATCTTTTAAAGTAGATGAAGAGTATAGAAGAAACAGAGATGTAGAGAGACGTGTATTCTATGTGGGAATGACACGAGCAAAAAACGAATTGAATTTGGTTCGCTCTCAAACCGATAAAGAATTCACGGAAATGTTTTGGAGATCATAATGTTTACAATAGATACAGCACTGAAACAATTGGATGTTACAGAGAAACAAGTAAAAAAAATAAGAGCAGAATTACCTAAATTAAATAGAGAAAAAGTAGATAAAGAACTGAAGTTGTTATTGCTTGATTTACAACTTATGAGAAATGATTTAAGATCTATTAATAATAAGGAGAAAGTAAATGCAGAGTAAAGAATATCTATCAACAGCAACTACAATAGTTACTGGTCAACGACAAGAAGACTATGGAGATAAATCTCAGAATCATAAAAACATTGCAGAGCTTTGGTCCTCTTATTTAGATCATGAAGTTTCAGCGCACGATGTAGCTATATGCATGTTGCTTGTAAAGGTAGCACGAATAAAACATAAACGCACAAAAGATTGTTATGTAGACATGGCGGGATATGCAGCAATTGCGGGAGAAATAAACGATGACACAGATACCTCTATTCCAACCACCGAGTGAGTGGGTTCCTCCGGAAAGATTACCAGATTTATCAGACGCAAAACAAATTGCTATTGATTTAGAAACAAGAGACATAGGATTAAATACTGGCATAGGTCCAGGATGGGCAGTCAACAAAGGATATGTTATTGGTGTAGCCATAGCTGTTGAAGGATGGTGTGGTTACTTTCCTATTCGTCACGAAGGTGGTGGCAACTTAGATGAAAAAGTTTTTGTTAGACAACTTAAAAAAATATTAGAACTTCCATGCGATAAAATATTTCACAATGCTATTTATGATGTAGGTTGGTTACATCAAATGGGATTAAAAGTTCATGGTCGTATCATTGACACAATGATAGCAGGACCAATTGTAAATGAAAACAGTCCTATGCGTTTTTCTTTAGATGAGTTAGGAAAAAAATATGTAGGTGAAAAGAAATCTCAAACAGCTTTATATGATGCAGCGAAGAGTTGGGGAGTCAATGCAAAGACAGAGATGTGGAAGTTACCACCTATGTATGTTGGTCCTTATGCAGAACAAGACGCAGCTTTAACTTTAAAGTTGTGGGACATTTTAAAAAGAGAAATAATTAGACAAGATTTATTAGATGTGTTCAAATTAGAAACAGATTTATTTCCTGTTTTATTTGAAATGAAAAAGAAGGGAGTTAAAGTAGATGTCGATCACGCAGAGAGAACAAAGAAAACTTTATTTACTACAGAAAAAAAGATACTTAAAAAAATCCATGAGGCTACAAATGTCCACGTTGATATTTGGACTCCAACATCTGTCGCTAAAGCGTTTGATGCAGCAGGAATATCTTATGAAAGAACTCCGAAGTCTGGGCAGCCTAAATTTGACAAAGACTTTCTTTCAAATCATGCTAGTCCTATCGCAAGAATGGTTGTTGAAGCTCGTGAAATTAATAAAGCGAGAACCACCTTTATTGATAGTATCCTCAAGCACGAGAACGGAGGGAGGATTTTCGCTGAAATCAACCAAATGAAAAACGAACAGGGAGGTACAATCTCTGGTAGATTAAGCATGCAAAATCCAAACCTACAACAAATACCTGCTCGTAATAAAGAGATAGGTCCTATGATTAGAAGGTTGTTTATTCCTGAAGAGGGACAGAAGTGGGGATGCTTTGACTATTCACAACAAGAGCCTAGACTATTAGTACACTATGCATCCATTACAAACTTAGAAGGGGCAGATCAATTAGTAGAAGGATATAATTCAGGCAACATAGACTTTCATCAAACAGTTGCAGACATGGCAGGCATTGAACGTAAGCAAGCTAAAACAATTAATTTAGGAATGATGTATGGTATGGGCAGAGCAAAACTTGCTAATGAATTAAATCTTACAGAGTATGAAGCAGAAGAATTGTTTTCTAAATATCACACCAATGTTCCTTTTGTTAGACAACTAACAAAGAACGCACAGAAAAGAGCAGGTGATATAGGGTTTATTAGAACTATTAAAGGAAGAAAATGTCGGTTTGATTTGTGGGAGCCATTAGAATTTGGTGCAGGATTTCCCTTACCCAAAGAAGAAGCCGAGCGTAAGTATGGTGGCTTTACTAGAATTAAAAGAGGATGGACATACAAAGCATTGAACAGATTAATACAAGGCTCAGCCGCTGATCAAACTAAACAAGCTATGGTTACATTACATCAAGAAGGTTTTTTACCTTTAATCCAAGTGCATGATGAATTAGATTTATCTTTTGAATCACCGGAAGAAGCTAGTAAAATCAGAGAGATAATGGAACATTGCATAGAGTTAAAAGTTCCAAGTGTTATAGATCTAGAAGAAGGTCCATCGTGGGGTGAAGCTAAGTGATTGTTGATAAAGTTTGCACCAGGTGTAACAAAACAAAATCTTTAAAAGAGTTTGATAGAAAAAAAGAAAACAAAAAAGATGGACATAAATCTTGGTGTAAAGTTTGTTCTAGTAATCATAATAAACATGTGTGGGCAAACGGAAAAGGTGATAGAGACAAAGCAATAATAAGTGCAGATCCTCGTAAGTTTTTTAATCACTGGTTAAAAGATGTACAAAATCCTAAAAGTAAAAACAGGCATCCTGTTGATCCTGATTTAACAGTTGATGATTTATTAGAGTTATTTGAAAAACAAAATTATAGATGTGCAAAAACTGGAGTTAAACTTACTCATTTAAAAGGACAGAGAAAAGTTAATACAAACGTGTCGATAGATAGGATTGATAATGATTTAAAGTTCTATACAAAAAATAATATCCAACTTGTTTGTTATAGATACAATCTTATGAAGGGAGACATGACAGAAAAAGAACTTGCTAAATGGTGCAATTATATTTTATCATCTCAAGATGATTAAAATTTATTTATTGGTAGTAAGCTTATGGGGATTCAATGGATCGACTTGGGTTTATACTGGTAATCAAATGGTGTATCAAGAAAAGTTTGAGGATCTTAAAGTATGTGAAGACATGGGTAGAAAGTTCATGAAGTTTGATATGAATAAATATTATACTTTTAAAGTGCAGTGTATTGAAGATATCAGAAAAGATATTTAATCTAACTTTTTATTTATTTGTATTACCTGCTCTTCTATAACAGCGAGCCGTGCATCGATACGCAACATATCTAAATCTTTTATCTTTGATTCAAGAGCCGTGACCCGTGATGACATCATCCCGTTAGTGAAAGCAATACCACCGATAATGCAACCGACCCATATCCAATCACGCACGCTTAACATTATGCACCTAATGATTTAGTAAACATAATACCTGCATTATTTGGGCCAACACCAAACTGTAAGTTGCCTCCAAATAAAGGTTGATTATATTGTAATTGATTATCTTGAACATCAAAGCCTTGATTATCTTGTAAAGATTTATAAGCATTCGCAATACTTTGTGCGTCAAGGCTATTATCAAAATCTAAATTTAATAAATCACTAAAGTTTATTAAAGAGTTTGCATTCATTAGTTGTGGGTTTGTTATTCCTAACGGTGCAAATTCTGAGGCCGGTAAACCACTAGCAGCAATTGCTTCTTCAGCAGTTTTAAATGTTCCATCACTTGTGCTTTCGCCAGAAATATCTCTCATACCTGGACCTGATAAAGCATCTGCATCTGCTTGATCCATACTACTCATTGAAGTCCCCATATCTGTTGGAGCTTTTTCTTTATTAAAAAGCTTACCTAGCCCTTGATTTACACTACTTAAAAGATTTGGAATTAAACTTATAATACCTCCTCCACCTGATGCCATACCTAGAAGTGGCTTCATTAGATTACCTACTGCAGCGCCACTAGAAAAAGGAAAAGCTTGTTGCATAGCCCCTGGAGCATTACCATACAATTTACTCATAAAGTCTGCGTACTGCTTGCCTGTTAAACCTTCACGAAGTTTACCTTTTGTTTCATCATTTAATAAACCTTTATTATTACCTGTAAATTCTTCAGGGTTTATGCTGAAGCTTTGACCTGCTTGATTAGCTGCAGCTGAATCTGCTAGTAACTGCTCTCTTCTTTCCTCTGCATCAATAATACCAGATTGAAAAGCTTCGCCGCCTGTCATTCCACCAGGTCCACCAGCTCCTTGATACACTGTGCCTACTGAACCTTCAGGTTCTTTTTTCTCTTCTTTTTTTCCACCAAATAAATCTGACCAAAATCCCATATACTATCCTTTTAATCTTCTAAACTAAAAGAATCAACACTAAAGTCTAGGCCTTCTCCTTGACCAAATGTAGATTCTACGCCTAATGCTTCGTAAACCTTGTCCCGTGCTCCACCTACGTTAGCTGATATAATAGGAACAGACTTTATTAATTCTCTTATAATCTTTTTCTTATCGTCTTTCGTTAATGCGTCAGCTATTCCCTCCAAATAACTAACAAGTCTTGTAACAATAGGACCCATCAACGCTTCGACCGGTCCTGATCCATACTGCTCTGCTCGTGCGGCGTCTATTAAGAACTGTAATGGTCCAAGCAAACCTGTTCTTTCAAGTGCTCTTTTAAGTCTTTCAATATCTGTTTCATCTTTATATCGTGGATTGCCGTTTGGTCCAAACTTAGCTGCCTCTCTTAACTCATTACCGAGTGATGCTGCTACTACCATTACCGATCCAACAGCTGCATATTTAGCACCGTTTGCTACACCATTATAAAAACCTGTTTGAAATATTTCTTTGTACCAACGTTTAAGAACAGTGTTTGAAAATGCTACTTGGAAACCTTTTAACTGTGCAAAGATAGCAAGCTTTGGATCTGACATCCACATAGGTCTTGTCGTTGCACGTGGGTTCATAACAACTTCGTTAACATATCTAACACCTGCTAGTCTTACTTGATTTTGATAGAAGTCTGTATCTTTGTAAGCATAATCATTTGTTTCAGGATTAATTCTTTTTTTTCTATACATATCAGATCTGACAAAATCTACAGCGTCTTGTGGATTAACGCCAAGCTCTCGTAATTGTTCTTGATATAATTTAAAACGACCAGTGTTAGGTAATTGATCTACACTTGTTAGTCTTCTTCTCTCCATGTTATCGGATAAAAATCCTGCATTACTAAATACCATGTTACGTCCTGATGCATTTGCTAACATTCTATTCCATCTAGTAAACTGAGAAAGAAAGTTAAATCTAAAAAACTTTTCTGTAAATTTATTTGTATCTTGTCCTCCTCCAAAAGCATCTGATTGTCTTTCGATAACAGCTGCTTCTAATCCTAAACCTATATCAGCAACGGCTCTGTCAAACTCATCTCGTGGAAAACGTGGGAACACACTACGTACAATACCTTTCATACCACTCACTACACTCTTTGCTATAATTTTAGGACCAGTTCCGCCTCTTGAAAGAACTAAGAAAGGTTCACTCAAAGAAGAGATAGTAGCAAATGGAAGTGTTAAAACATAACCATAAGTAATTAAACCTGCGTTAAGTTTACGTAAAAAATTATTTTCAATTGGTTTGTATTGCTTTTGTAAAGCTTGGCCAATATTAACCATTCGTTCTTTTTCTTTTTTTGTTAGAGGTAATCCCTTTGCATTAGCTTCTTCTTCTATCTTTGCAAACATTACATCTCTTAATTCATTTTCTTTACCAAATCTTTTTCCATACTCTACCCTTCTGATTACACCATCACGATATTTTTGAAAGACATCAATAACATTTGTGTTTGTAAAAGGAGCTAATTCTTCTGCTGTTAAATTTTTTAATGTACGTGGTTCTTCAATTGCCCCTGCTTTTCTTGTAGGCATATCAGCAGTAGAGAGATTAATAATACCTTTGTCATCTATTACTTGTTGTATTGTTTTATCTGGATCTTTAAATCCTTTTGATGCTAGAAGTTCTCTAAATTGTTTTCTATAACGACTATCATTCTGTAGTCTTTTATGTTGAAGAATAATAGGAAAATAGTTTTCAATAAATCCTGGAGTAAAGCCAACGTTCTTTGAACCTTTATAAGACATACCATCTATGAATTCTGCTTCGGTTGTGTATTTATACAAGCCATCAAAATCTTTTCTCATTAGTTCTGCACCTCTTCTTATTCGTGGTGGGACATTTGCTTTAGGATCATTCAATGCTTGATACAATAATCTATTTGTTTTCGGACTAATTTTAGCCATAAGACCAGGCACACGAAAACCTCTTGATATTATGTCTAATCCTTTTTGAAAATTGTTACTATACTTACCCATGTTAAGTAAGATACTTTCAGATATATCAGCACCTTGTACTCTATCTTTCCCTGTACCATCATCAAAGTAAGAGAAGTATCCACGTAAACGTTTTGCTGTTGGAGATCTTTTTGCTAAATCGTCTAACAAACTAACTGACTTACCTATAGTTACATCACGTAAAGCGCTGCCAACATTTTTTATATTCTTTTTGTATCGAGTAAATCTTCCTACATCTAAAGGTTCGTACCGTGATTCGAGTTCCCCTGTCTTTTTATTAAGAACATTGTACTTGATAAACTCTTCGCCTCTACCATAATAGTTTACAGCTGTGGGTCTGCCACCTTTGTCATAAATTTCTTGTAAAGGTGCACGGGCTGGCTTATCTACTATTTGATTAACTTCTGCATTACGTAAACGCAAAAAATCTTTTTGATTATTTATACCATTTGGATAGATAAGACCGTAATTCTTTTTTATTTTTTCTTGTTCTTCTCTGTACAGATCAGGATTTCTTTTTTGTTCATTTTGAAATTCTCTAAAACTAGAGTATTTAATAACTGTTCCTTCTTGTACATCGTTTAATTTTAATCCTGTATCTCCTGTGCGATTTGGTAACACAGATCCAACCGTGCCCGCTGTAAAACCAATTGTTCCACCACCTATAGATCCTTGAACCAAAGACTCTATTAAACGTTCTTGAAACTCTTCATCAGGTATGTCAACACCAGTTACTTTTTCTGCGTCTTTCATAAACTCTGCTTCTTGCGCTGCTTCTGTTACACCTTCAATAACTCCTGTTGCTCCTGTTGTTACTAATATACCTGGCACTGCTTTAGCTGCACGTATTGCTACACTTGATTTAACATCAAAGACTTCTTCTATTTCTTTCGGACTTTTAATCGTGCCACCTTTTGCTTTAAAAGCACGAAGAATAGGAATCAAAGTTACTACATCAAACGCACCTGTTTTAATACCTGTCATGATTGCTTGACTTGCATCAGGTATATCGTCAGTGCCAGCTAACCTTTTTTGTTCTGCTGCTGCTTCACCTGTTCCTAAAATTTGTGAAGGTATGTATGCACCTAATGCTGTCGCTGCTATTTTTCCATACTTAAGTGCTCGTAAATAAGGAACAAAGTTTGATAAAAAATTAAAAGCTGTTGCACCACCTATGGAAGGAACAAAAGAAGGAAGTGATTCACCAATTGTTTTAGCTGTAAAGTCTCCTAAATTTTTATAAGTAAAATCTTCTTGTAGTGCTTTAAAACTTGGAACCGACGGCGCACCTACTTGCGCTGCTTCTAATCTATTTTTTGCTGCTACTCCTTTACCGTAAGCAATAGCATCTGGTAAATCAAAAAACTCTCCGTATGCTTCAATAGCATCCCCACTTAATGCTTGAATGTTATTCCATCCTCTTTCAATTGCTCTAGTAAATTCATTACCTTGAGTATCAAATTCAGGAACAAAGCCAGGCGAAGCGTCTCCAATAATATCAGACACATCAATAGTCTGACCTATTGCCTCTTCTGTTTCTTTCGTGCCTAAGATGTCAGAAAAATCTAATTGATCTACCATGATTTACTCTATCAGACTGGTATCGTAGCCTTGATCTTTTAATGCCGCTATTAAAACTTCTTCTGTTAGATTAGGGTTATCTTTATATTTTTCTTTTATTTGTTCAAAGTCTGAAACAGTTACGACTAAATTACCACTTGATGATTGTGTTCTTTCCACTGTTCCTGGTTTATCAAAGAAATTTCCAAAGAAAGGAATAGCAAACCATGTACCATCTTTACCTTTTGTTATATTAAAGTCATCATCTATTCTATCGTAAGCCATTTGAGTAATATTTCTTGGAGGAGGTTGTCCTTGCTTTTTATACTCACTTGCAATCTTAGTTATCTCATCCTTCATTGCCAATACTAAACCATATTCAGCAGTACCTGGTTCTGCTCCTTCTAAATTTAATTTAAAATTACCCATAGCCCAGTCAGCAATCATTCCATCCATCTCATTATTGCTGTAAAATTTAGATTCATTATACATTTTGTTCTTTGCTTCATAGTCTTGCTTTGCATTCCATTTCTTTAGATCGATATTACCTTGTAAATATTTAAGGAAGATTTGTTTTTTAAGATCAGCTTTCGCTGCAGCTGTTTTGTAATTTCTTTTTATTTTATTATTTAAATATTCTTTTGCATTTTGCATTACCGCATCATTAAAACTTCCTGGTGTAGTAGCTAGTTTTAATCCATACATCATCATCTCCAATGCATCATTGTCTTTAGATGATCCATCACCCACCATATCACTCCAATTAAACCCTGCTTCTTTTGCAACTTTAGAAATCTCATTTTCAAAAGCATTCATTTCATTACCTTCACCAGTAGATGTCGTTGAACTTTCTCCTGCTGTTGATAGTCCTTTATCATCATTATCTTTTGTATCTGCTCCATCTTTAAGATCTGCATCTTCTAATCTTTTTTTGTCTTCTTCTAAATCTTCTTGACTCATTCCTACTTGAACATCTTCTTTAGCTCCACCTTCCTCTAATATTTTTTGAATATTTTCTGTTGATTTTTTTAGTGGAATATCAACTTTGTCTCCTGTTATTTCACCGGCCAAAGCATTTGCTTTTTCTAAGAAACTTAATTTACCATCACCATCAACGTCAAACTTTTTTATATTTTCTGGCTTTTCAAAGAATCCTAACTCGTCAAGTTCTTCTACTTGTTCTTTAACTTTATCATCATCAGTGATCTTTTCTGAGTCTTTTATTTCAAACTCTAAGTCACCTCGTTTAATATCACCTGGAGTTGTGTCTACAACATCGTCACTTACTTGTTCTATTCCAGTTCTTACTATAGCTCCATCATCAGTTATCTTAAATTCGCCTGGTTCTCCATCACGTTCAACACTATCTAATCTTTTTGATTTATCTAAATTAAAAAAGAAATCTCCAGTTGATTGATCACCTGTAATGTTAGGAACTACATTTGGATTTTGTTGATAATATCTATTTAGCAAGTCTGTTGCAAAGTTTTCATAGCCTGGAGTAGATGTTACACCTGCTCCCTCTACTTCATCTTTTCTCATAATATTTATTAATGAGCCATCATCTTTGAATGGAGTGTTAATAGTCTTTAATCCTTTGTCACTCGCATCTGCTCCAATTAATATTTTTTCTACTTCTGCTGGATCCATGTCACCAAATTTATCTGAAAGCTCTCTCATATAATTTCTTGCATTGATTGCTGCTACTTCTTTTTCACCTAATTCAACAGCCGGTATACCAGCTTTACCAGATTGATATGCTTTGTATTGATCAACCATTGGCATATCTACATTAGCACCAGAAGTTCTTTGTAATTTTTCTAGCTCTTTAAGATATGGATTGCCTTCTACATTTGGTAAGCCTGGAGTAATCTGTTCTGATTCTTTTATTTGAAATTCTAAATCTCCTCGCTTGAGAGCATCTGGAGTTGGATCTTTTACTTTACTAGCATCAAAATCTTTTGTCGCTTCCATTGCATCAAGAAAGCTATCTTTCATTGCGTCAGCTTCTGCTTTAGTTTTATCTGATTGTATTCTAGTTTCAGCTGCTTCTTTTCTTGCTGGTATAGTATATAAATCAGCAAGATAGTCTCTCATTTCATCGGTAGGTTTGCCTTGTTCAAAATAACCAAAAGTAGGTTGTTGTAAATCTTTTCCTGTTTCTTTAACAAAATCTTTTTGATCTTGACCAAAATATAAATAGTTATCTATTGGTTTTCCTTCTCCAGGAAACAAACCAGCAGCTTCTGCTTTTCTTGCAGTTTCTATGGCTTCTTCAAATGCTTTCATATCTTTAGGTCTACCATCGTCGGTAAACTCACCCATATAAAAGTTTAAAATTTGTTCTATGGTTGGCATATACACGCCCTCTGCTGCCATCACAGGACGCATAAACATTCTTCTATTAGAAAGATTATTCATCAACCAAATAGACCTTTGTTGTATGCTCCTAATCCTGCTAGTCCTAGCCCTGCTATCTGCGAGAATGGACTTACGTTTTGACTAGGGCCATATGTGCTTGTGTAAGTGCTGTAGCTTGACGGCTGTCCTTGTAATATATCACTCGCATATCCTAGTCTAGTAAACGGTTCTAGTTGTCTAGCCTCTTCTGTCATTCTAGCAGCATCTAATCCTTTTTGTGCTAGCTGTTGATTTAATGCACCAATGCCAAGAAGTGAATTAATATCAGTGAGCCCTGCTCTTTGGAAGTCTAGTCCCATACCAGCTTGTGCTCCACCTAATGAGCCTATTTGAGATGCTAAAGATCCAAGACCTTGACCACCATATAACGCTCTCTTCTTTGCATTTTCTGCAGCTTGTAAAGCTTGAGTATATCCTTGCGCTTGTGCTTGGCCAATTCTTGCAGCGACATCTGAATCTAGTTGCCCCTCTGCTAAACCATATCTTCCACCACCAAACACACCACCTTTTGTTGCAGCGCCAGCTAATTTATTTTTAGCAATCTCTCCTTGTTTTCGAATAGCATCAGTCACATAGTCTTGATAAGGATTAAAGTATTGACTAATGTCTGCTTGCGTTAAAGCTTGACTACCTTGTTGTATTAATGGTGCTCCAGATAATGCAGTTGCAACGCCTTGACCTAAAGTAGATGCTCCTAAATTCATAAATGGAGCAAAGCCACCTATGCCAGATCTTGCTAATTGAAAAGCTGCTTCTTGATCAGGGCTAAATCCTGCTACTTCAAATGCCGGTATTTTTCTTCCTACACCAGCTCTACCAAATTTTCTTAAAGCAAAATCTGCATCGCTTTCACCTTGCTCTTGAACTGCATTTGGATCACCAAAAATAGAAGCAAGTAATTGTTCTGATCGTGCTTCAATATAAGGGGCTTGTCTGACCGTTTGTTCTGTTGTTTCTACCATTACTTACCTCTCGATGCTGGTGATAGTTTACCACCTTTTTCTAAATGATCCATCATTTCATACATAGGCCTTGAACCTCCTGCATTTTTAACAGCTTTCGCTGTAACAACAAACTCACCATTACTTAAGTAAGCTGGAATACTATCACTGGTTCCTGTTCCGGGACCCGTGACCCCTCCTTTTGCATGCTTGGCTGTTTCATAAGGAAACCCGCCTTTACGTAAGTGAGCAATACCACCCGCAGCATAACCCATCATGCCCGGTGCCATTCTTTCAAACTCTAAGTTTTTCATAATACGACTATCAATATTATCGCTAGCTGTCAAAGATTCTGTATCTGCTTTGATACCATTATATCCACCCATATAACCTCCTCTAGCTAATTGAAATGGTACAATGTTTGAGCCCGGACTATATACAGCCGGTATACCTAAATTAGCTAATTGACCATAGTCACCTGGATATACGTTTGTATCTATATACTCTTCTTCTTCTTCATCTTTTCCAAACAAACTAGGTAACATACCAGCAGCTAACATGGCTGCTCCTATTCTACCTGTACTAAAATCTGCTCCTGGCTTTCCACCTTTTCTAAATAAGTTTAATCCCTTATCTAAAAAAGACATTTTACCTGCACTGCCTTCACCTGCACCGCTAACTATTTTATCTGCTAGTTCAGAGCTACCTTGATTTGCTAATGCTTCTTGAACAGCAGTATCTTGAGCTGCTTTAAATAAACTTCCTAATCCTTCTTTTGAAATGCCTTTAAGTATTTGACTACCTAATGATTTACCACCAGCTGCTTGACCTGCTTGCGCTGCTGCTGTTCCACCAGCCAATTTACCACCAAGCCCTGCCATAATGCCAGACATTAAAGCTTGTTTAGTATCTTGACCTGCTAACTTACCACCGGCAAAACCAGCCGCTCCTAATGCTAATGGTCCTACTCCAGGTATAAAACTTGCAGCAATAGGTAAAATAACTGGCGCTGCTTTTTTTAATTTTTTAATTAGTTTCTTTAAAAAAAATTCTGGCTGTCCTGTAACAGGATTGATTGAATTAAGATTACTACCTACAATGTATTGCGAAGGATCAATGCCAAGATCTGCCATAGATTGGAATACTTGATCTCTAAGTTGAGGGTTTTTTTCAAACACCTCCATTGGAATAATAGTTTCCCCCGTAGCAACGTGTGCTAAGGTATCATCTTCATATCGTCCAAAACCTTTAAGAGCATTTACTGCCTGCTGAAAGTCAGCTATTCCGCCAGATGCCATTTTGTATGTATTCATAGTCTCCTTATATCGCATTATATCAATGTAGCAAGGAGGCTAAACTTGAAACACAAGCCAATTTAATCCTATAATTATAGTTATTTTTGTAGTATTGTGCAATGAGAAATGAACATAGATATACAGAAAGTTCCTATGGTCCGTGTAACGTGGCTCGATGCCCGGGATACAGAGACTGGATGGATACCTGCAAAAGACATTATTGATGCCCCATTAGCTACATGCCAAGAAGTTGGCTGGTTAATGGTGAATAATAAAGAAAAAATTGTAATTATGCGTTCATGGTGCACGGATAAAGATGACAACCACGGTGGTGGAGCAATAGCAATACCCAAAGGTTGGGTAACTAAAATAGAATATTTAGAGGTAAGTTATGGAGAAAGAAGCAAGAATCAATAGTTTATTTGGTGAAGTTATTTATCAAGCTACAATTGAAAATAATAATAATGAAACAACAAAACATATAGAAAAATTTGTAAAAGAAAAACCAGGAAGAACTGCAGCTACTACTGATGTTGTAGGTAACACAATGTTTACTGATTTAGAAGAAGCAAAAGATGATCTGCATAAAGATAAAAAATATAAAAAGTTATTTAAAAAAATAGCAACACACATAAACACTTTTCTTCAAGCTAAAGGGTATAATAAAGAGAAGTTTGATGCACATATAATAAAAGCATGGGCAACATACACTGTAAAAGATCAACACATTGCTAGTCATAAACACACAGCTAGTCATTTTAGCTTTGTTTATTATGTTCAGAATGAGGACATGGGTAACATAAGATTTGAAAAAGAATTAGCTGCACAAACAGGATTGTTCATTCCTCCTACTGATCAATACATAGTGGATTGGAATCAATTTAATTTTTCTAGTTATATCTTCCCTGTAAAAACTAGTGACTTTTTAATATTTCCTAGTGGTCTACTACACTACACTGAAATTAATACAAAAGACAAACCTAGGATTAGTATTAGTGGTGATGTATTACTAACTATGAAACCAGGTGTTAAAACAGAACACTGCATACCACACCCAAACGGCTGGGATACTATTTCAAATTAGTTGTCAAGAAAACAATTATAAAAAGATTACTTGATAATTTTAACAGACGTGTTTAAATTAGATCTCACCCAAATTTACAATCAACAGGAGATATTATGGAAAAACAAGACTTATTAAAAGCCATAGCTGCCCTCGCTGATAAGGTGAACAGCTTAGAAGATAACTTAAATAAACACAACTCTAATTGTCAGTGTCAATCATCGCCTTCAATGGGCAGACCGTTAACTGATGAAGAGAGACTTTTTGTGCAACAGAACATGGCACGTCAAGCCATGGGTGCTAATCAGGATTCTTAGTTTTTCCAAAAACGTCAGGTAATTTTGTTACTTTAATTTGAACATTTGTTTCTATGTCATCAGACGTAGTGTCTGTATTTGGATTAGCAACATCTAATTTTGCTTCTTCTTCTGATTCATAGTCAGCTCCTGTCTTTTTATTTTTTACCTCAACATGAACTTCAGGTTGAATAATAGGAAGCTTCTGTCCATCAACAACTTGAACACCAATTTGTTCTGAGTTTTGTACTTTTTTAAATGTCATACTGTAATCTCCATTAAGTTAATTAAAATTTTTACACCCGCTCCAATTAATTTTATTTGATCAGCTTGTTCTAATACAATAGGACCTTGTATAGTGTTTTCTGCACCATCAGCAAAACTGTCTTTATATAATTCTATTTCTAAATTACCATTACTAGAATCTAACACAGTAATGGTAGTAGTTACAGCGCCTCCAGATTGATTAGACATATAAATATTTTTAATAATAGCAGTGGTAGGCGGAACAGGCGGTTGTGAATTCTGATCCGCTGTAGGGACAGTGTAAGCTGTTCCTGTACCTTGTAAACTAAAGCTTTTAAATAAATCAGCCAAGGAACCACGTCCTTGCTGTAGATTCATCTTTTAAATCTTGTTGATAACCAAAGTTTAATTGCTGTACTATTTGCTCTAACAATCTCGTAAGTATATCAATAATACTTGGTTGATAATCTGGGGTTGCTTGAGGAAATCTTGTCGTTGTAATTTTAGCCATTATCTACCTCCATCTGGTTGTACATCTAATCTTAACGTGCCATAACGCCATTTATCACCAACGGCATCACTGTCAATACGTATGTTTGCTTGTCTACCCCTGCCTCGTAAATCAAACTTTTCTGTCGTTGGAACTACAGTTCTAACTACAGTCGTGCTTGTTGTGGCACTAGGATATGTTTTAAATTTAAGAGTTAAATCAACAGATCCTGATAAATCTTTAAAGTTTGGTATGCCTCTTCCTATATGTAAGAACGGTTGACCATCTGCAATATCAAAATCTCCTGATTCTATAAATGCATCTATAGCAGTAGTCACATTATCATTACCTGTTTCGTGTTGATAAAGAGTTGTAGCTCCTGCTGTTAAACCATTTATAACATTGTTATTTGCAACAGTTGTTGTAGAGTATTCTGTTGCGTATGGTTTTTGATATACACCATAATCTAGCCATGTTGTTCTAGCTAAACTACCAGTAGACCAACAATTTTCTAAATAATTATACGTTACATATCTATCTATTTGTGTTGCGTTATTTGAAGTATAAAACCAAGTAACCTCGTTAAACTCTGAATTAACTGCTGCATATGTTTCTGGTTGATTCGTAATACTAAAATCTTCAAAAACATAATCTTGTACACTACAAGGCATCTTAGAAACAGCACCATCAAATTTATAAAAAGAATTCTGTGACATCCAAAAGGCTGTGCCGTTTACATCTACAGCTGAATGCAAAGATACTGCGCCACAGTTTGCACCAATTTGTGTTAAGTTAAATGTAAAAGGTGCGCCAACAAATTGTAATGCATTTAAAGATGTATCTGTCCAAACAAGAACAGCATTACGTGATCTAACAGCTGTTACAATTTTTGATCCGTCTTGTATTCTAAATGATCCAGCTGTATTTGTAGCTGTTGGTGCCCATGTTGTGTAATCTTCTTGAGAAGAAAAACGTAAAAATAAATCATCTTGCGTGTTTGAACTACCAATTGTTGTTTCTGTGCCAAATAAAAATACGTGTCTATCAGGCATTGATACTAAATTAAAACGAGAAACTGAAGGTGCTGATGCTACAACTGCTGCAGGTGTGCCTGTTCCAACAGAAGTATCCCATCTAAAAGTAGATCCATTGTTTACAGTTGCTAATAAGTCTTCACCAAAATTATCAAAAGACCAATTACGTCCCTCTATTGTAACGTTTGATGTAGAACGAGGTGTGCCCCATGCTTCTTTACCCCATTGCCACGTACCCCAACCATAACCATATTGTGATACAGCCGTACCTACAGATATTTGATATGTTGCAGTTGCCGTAGCTGCAGATGCTCCAGTGCTTGTTGCATTTGCTGCTGCAGTAATTGTAAAAGTATTACTAGTTGGTACAGTTAATATTTGATATTCCGCATTCATTGTTGCTGCAGGTATGCCGTTAACCGCACCAGACGTAGAAGATATTGTTACAAAATCACCAACACCTGCACCATGACTTGGATCAGTCACTGTAACGGTAGGTGAATTGTTTGTTGTTGTAAAACCTGTAATTGAGCCTGTTGCTCTTACAGGTGTAATATCATATGCAACACCCTCTGTATAAATATATAATTTTCTATCCGTGCCGATAGCCGTGTACCGTACACCGTTAAGATCAGTCCAAGCATGCATGTCTCGTGTAACACCTACTAATGTATTAGTTATTAATTTAATCCAACCACCAATTTTTTCTGGTAAGCCATAACGAAAACGTACAAAGTCAGAATCAACCCAACGACCTGCTGCACCATATTCTGTGTCTTGTTTATCTATACCAGGGGCAAATGCTATTTTTGTTAGAGGCATTATGCAATCCTCACAAATCTATAAACTAGTTCACCAGGACCACCATTACCGCCAGCAGTTTGTCCTTGTGCTCCGCCACCACCGCCACCAGCACCGGTATTTCCTACGCCACCAGCCGCTCCACTTGCTTGACCAGCAGTTCCACCATTATTGACACCATTGTAAGAAGATCCACCTACACCACCAGCAATTTGACAGTTATCTCCACCGCAGTTTCCTGGATTACCGCCTGCAACACCGTTTCCAAAAGAATTAAAAGTTCCTCTTGGTCCGCTTGTAAAACCTGTAATATTTTGTCCATCAACAGTTGTTCCTGTTGATAAAGATGTTCCTTGAGTAGCTGTTCCTCCAACAGAAGCATTATTAGAACGTAAAGGTCCTTGGACGCCACCACCTGTTCCTGATCCACCCACACCACCACCTAAAGAAAAAATAGCTCCAGTGCTTGCACCAGTTAAACTTGTTAATCCACCACTGCCAGCGGTTGTGTTATATCCACCGCTTGTTCCATTTCCTGCTGCTCCAACAACGGCTGTTAATTGTTCTCCTCCAACAACTGTATATACTCTATCAGAAATATATGCACCAGACGCACCGCCTGCTCCAGCAGACTCACCGCCAGCTTTATCATATTCGGCACCACCCACTCCTCCAGATCCAGCTCCAACAGCTTGTCTTATATGAATAGCATTGGCATTAGCAGGCACGTTAAAGTTTGTTGTTCCTGCTCCTGCATCTGTAAAGCTTGCAGGTGTATCAAATAAAGTAAACACAGTTCGCCATGAACCGCCGTCTTTTATATAAGCATTAGTAATTGTTTTATTTGTAAAGGATGTGCCATCTCTCACATATAATTGTGAGCCAGCATCTGAGCTTATCTCTCGCCAAGTACCACCTGATTTAACATAAATTGGCATAAGGCATTATGTATATTTGTACCAAATATCTCCATCAGAACCACCTGTCGGATTACCTGTAGCTACAGTTCTAGATCCGTTAGCATTTGTTCCTGCTGTTGTAGATATAAAAGCCTGCACATCAGCGCCTGCTGCTGGAGTTCCTCCAATCTGAACACCTAAATTAGTTCTTGATGTTGCTTTATTAGCTACGTCGTCTAAATTTTCTGATTCTTGCATTACACCTGTAATAGCAGTTCCTGATATTTTATATTTAATAGATTCATAAGTTGGCATATTATTTCTCCAGTAGTTTCCATCCGTAAGTTGCACCAGAGTATACTAGTGCGAAAGCTGCATCTTCTGTAGCAACTACTAAATCAGATGTTTGACCATTTATTTTTAAACTATTTCTTGCTACAGTTAAATTATGTGTATCAAAAGAACTAGCTAGATCTACAAATCTTACTTCATCTCCTACTGCAGGAGAAGCTGGTAATGTAATTGTAAAAGCGCCACCACTTGTATTAGCAAATATTTTATCACCACTTAAAGCAGTATACGTAGTAGTTTTTGTAATCCAAGTTCCACCTTGAGTTTGTAACTCAAACCAATTAGTACCATCAGTAGCTAAAAATACACTTGTTTGCGGATTAATAACATAAGTATTACCAGAAGCTCCAAGTCTTACAGTAACTGTATATGTTGTATCGTTGTTTCTTAAAAAATAAAGTTTTTCTTTTGCAGTAAATTGAACGGTATGATTAGATGATGGGTTTGTAAATATAATAGCAGCTTGTCTGTTTTCATTGTCTGCTTGTGTAGCTGGTCCATTAGTATCTGTTAAAACTGTAGTAGTTCCAGAAGATATATTTTTTGTATATACACCTGCGATGGCCTGTTCTAAAGATTGTGAAAAATTATTATTGGTAGTGGTACCCCAAGCATTTGCCTGATCGCCTACTCCAATTAACTCTATTTGTAATCTACTTGAATATGTTGACATAATTTACCTATGCTGCATCCTGCCATGTATTTGTAGCAGAATCATCAACATTTGTCCAAGTATTTGTGGCTGCATCATTTACATTTGTCCATGGGGTATTTGCATCATCATCCACTGTTACCCATGCATAAACTGCAGTGTCACCAAGAGCTGCAGTCATTGCAATGCCAGTAACATCAACAATAGTGTTTGTTTCAACCGTTGGGTTGCCTAGATCTGATGAGATAATATTACCATTAGGTATTGCTGTTGCAGAAGCATTAACAGTCGCTGTTCCTAAAACAGAAGATACAGGTAAACCAGTAACGTTTGCAACTGCTGTCCCAACTACGGCAACAGATCCTGTAGTAGAAGTTAGTGGGAATCCTGTTACAGATACCGGAGTTACCGCATCTACTGTAACTGTTCCAACATTAGAATTTATAGGTTGACCAGTTACGGATAAGTTAGCTGTTCCAGAAATTGTAGAATCACCAACAAATATATCTAAATCCGGTTCTTCTGAAGCATCAATTAATACTGATCCTCCTGCTGTAACTGCATAAGTTCCTATAGTAGATGTTAATGAAAAGCCATTTACAGATACAGTTGGGTTTGCAATAACATTAATTGTTGGTGAACCAACAACCGAGTTTATTTCTTCGCCAGAAGGTGTAGCAACAGATGTTGTTACTATTGTCTCATTACCAACGACTGATGTTAAATCTTCCCCTGTTACATTTGTTTGTGCTGCACCTTGAATTACAGATGCTCCTAGAGTAGAAGTTAAAGGGAGACCTGTTACAACCGCTATCGCATCCTGTTTACCTAAGGATGATAACGGACCTTCGCCAAATGCTAAGATCCCTAATGTCATGGTTTATCTCGCTGTTGTAGGTACGCCCGCTGACGATACAAAAGGACTAGATGCGAAAGATGCATAAATATAAGTTCCACTAGAGTTATTTGTATCACCTAAAGTATTTCTTATTTTAAAACCATTAGCGACCATATCAATACCTCTGTCAACATTATTAATTTCACTTGAAGCATCATTTGCATATAAAATTCTATGCGCTTGGTTAGTGTTAGGACCACTAGCACCATTTCTTTCTGTGTCATAAAGATACCAGTTTCCAGTGGTGTCTGTTCTTTTAATTAACACCCATGCAGGTTTAAAACCTGTATAAACAAATGGCCCATTTGAATCACCATTACCTGAATAAGAACCAAATTTACTAAAACCTTGTACTTCAGTAAAAGCATATCCTACATAGTTTTCATCAGTTCCAACTTTTCCATCACCACTTACACTTATAAGAGTTGTGGTTGGAGTAGTATCATTCCAAACAGTAGCGTCTTGAGTTGCTACATTTTGATTAAAACTTAAAAATTCTGTTTCTGGTGCTGATGTGTTTTTATGATGATAAATACACCAATCTCTACTTCCATTTCGTGATTTAATAATAATAAAGTGTGGAACTGTGCCTAAACTGTGTCCTAATGTTCCTCCACTTCCTCCTCCAGCATAAGTGAATATAGAAAATTTTGCTGTGCTGTTAACTTGAACAGTTGTTGTTCTTGAACCCGTTGAATTTGAAGATGTAGTTCCACCGTTGGCTTTCCATTGCCACGCTATGTAATTATCTCCACTTTTATTTGCGTTAGCTTCTGAAGCATTATTACCTACATCAACTTGAAAACCATCTGAAGCAACACTGTTAACGTGTCCCCAGTTACCGTTAGTATATTCAGTGTTAGTGGTGTCAGTAAAGAATTGTATATTTATTCCTCTACTTGTATCTTGCCAAATTGTATTTGAATTTGAACTTCTGTCTTTAATCCAAATTAAATCTGGTTGTAAATTAGCATTACCCGTGTTTGTTACGTCTAGAGCATTACTACCATTACCAGTGTAAAGCGTATTTTGAAAATGTACTGAAGGATCGTTAATTGTTGTATATGCCATATCTTATCCGTATTGTGCTAAGTTCTTTGTGCATAATGCATAATACCCTGAAGGTACAGCATATTCGAAATTACCGTAGCCATTTGCATCTGCGTTACCCGAAGCAATAGTAAATGTTGGATTACCAAAATTAGCTTGTACTATTCCATCATTGTATCCTGCAGAGAAAAAACTATAAAATGTATCTGCTTTTATATCACTATCTGCCTGTCCACTAATTTCAGAGCTGGTAAAAGCAGCTGTGCCTGAATTTTGTATTGTTCCGTTTTTGTAAAAATATAAATTTCTATTATCCATATCTGCAGCTACTCCTATAATGTCACCTGTAGTGTAAGTATTACCATAAGAACCGTTAGTGCCATATCCTGATCCAGTTCCTGATGCTCTGTTTCCATTATTTCTGTAAAATAATTGACCTTTTTGATATTGATAATCTCCACTTTTTGATTGCATATTACCTTCTTTACATAATCCAATATTATGACTTGAGTCATCAAGTATTTTAAACTCTGCATACCACTTACCTTTTTGAAAAGCTATTGAAGAACAAGCTCCTAAACTATAGCTAGTTCCTGTGTCTCCTACCATTTTAAGACCTCCTTCTGTTATAGAAGAGGCATTACTTCCAAGAGCATTCCAAGTAGCAAAATTATTTTCTGGAGAATCTTTTGATGATGGATTTGTTCCTATGTTTGTAGTTGCAAAATGATTATTGTTACCACTACTGTCAGCTCCAAAACCACTGGTGTCAGCACTTGCTCCAGTACCTTTAAAATCAATTTTAAATCCATTAGTACCGTATGTAACTGATGGACCAGCATTTGGTATCCAAACTCCATCTGAATTAGTTGATGCAAAAGATGTTGGAGCTAAAGATTGACCATCACAGAATATAGCTTGTGCCATGTGTCCGCTCCAATGTCCTCCAGAATCACTACCTCTCCATAACGTTCCTAAAGCATGACCTGTATTGTTGTTGATTATAAAATCTTGGTTTTGA